CTGGCAACGTGATTGCTGCCAATGTCAACACCAGTGCAATTAGGCCAGTGAGTGGCGAGTTAACAATTACCACTCCTACTGGCAATTTGAATCTGCAACCTGCAGGCAATATTGTTCTTGCTAACACATATATTAATAGTGTGGCATATCCAGCACAAGACACTGACGCTGCTACTAAACTGTATGTTGACAACATGGTGTCAACTGGTATTGCTTACCACTCGCCAGTGTCAGCCGCTACCACTAATGATCTAGCCACAGCCACAAGCGGCACTATTACCTATGCTCAACCTAATGGCGTGGCCAACGGCATTGGTGCAACTCTCACCACAACTGGTTCGTTCAATCTAATTGATACAGCCAACGTTCAGACAATTGGCACTAGAATTTTAGTGCAAAATGAAGGCAACACAGTCTTCAATGGTGTGTATACATGGGCAAACGCTACTGTTATTGTTCGTGCTACTGATGCTGATCAATATGGACCAGACAGCACAGAAGCAATGAGTATTAACGACTACTTCTTTGTGCAAAACGGAACAGTAAACAAAGGTGCGGCGTTTGTGGTAAGTGCTCCTGCTGGAACTATTACGTTTGGTACCAGCGGAATTACTTTTAGTCAATTCAGCAGTTCACAAACTTACACTGCCAACACCAATGCTGGTATAAGCCTAATTGGAACGCAGTTCAATACCAAAGTTGATAACGATACCACAGCATTTGATGCAGGTGGCAATATCATTGTCAAAGCTGGTGCAAACTTAACCACACCTAACATTGGTGCCGCAACTGGTACCAGTCTAAGTTTGGTAGGCAATGCAATCAGTGGCAATGTGCTGACCGGTGGATTAATAAGTGCCACGGGCAATATCACTAGTGGCAACATAACCACAGCTGGTACTATTACCGCAACTGGCAATATAACTGGTGGGAACATAACCACAGCTGGAACTATTACTGCAACTGGCAATGTACAAGCCGGCAACATTGTCACAGCAGGATCAATCACAGCCACTGGTAATATTTCAGGTGCATATTTTTCTGGAAATGGTGCAGGTCTTTCAAATGTTATTGCATCTGGCGGTGTAGGCAATACTATCACACTGGGCACACCAACTGATGGTAATTTGGTTGCTAATGGTGCCTATCAAGGTTGGACTACTGCTACATTTGTAACAGACGGTCTTGATGATCTAAACCAAGTGGCATTTAACATTGCCAACAGCACTTATGTTGGCAATACATACATCACTGCCAATGTGTATTCAGGCCCAAGTCCACTATCAGTATCATTTACCGGACTATACATTGGAAACCCCAACAGCTATTTGTGGCAATTTGGTGACGGCACAGCCAACGCAACTACAGCCAATGCTGTTCACACATTCTCTAATGCATTAGGCGGCACATTTACTGTGTCATTTACAGCTTACAATACCAATGGCACATTTAACGGCAATGCTGCCAACGGAGCCAAAGGTTCAACCAGCACTGCGAGCATTTCAAACATTGTGTTGTACACACCAAGTCCAATACCATCATTCACACTCAGCAGCAACAGCTTTAACTCTGGCAATAGTGTCACAGTGACCAATACCAGTCAGTATGCGACTTGGTATGATTTGAGTTTTGGCGATGGAACAGCTAACTTTACTGCTGGTCCAGGATTAGGTAACACTTCGTTCACCACAGTGAATCACACCTACAATTCTGCCGCAGCCAACACTGACAGTTTGTATAGCGTAATCCTAAGTGGTACCAGCAACACAGCAGGTCCTAGTAATGTTGTAGTGGTATCATCGGCCAGCAATGTGAAATCTTATTCGTCACAAGACAGCAACGTATTTGTTACTGCCAATGTGATTACTGTGATCAACGGTCTCGGAGTAGTGAGTTTTAGAAATGACTCAAACGGTGCTCCGGGCAACACAGCAAGTTTTGGTAGCCAGCAGTTGTACAACTACAACTATGGTGATGGCAATGTGTCTAATGTCAACATTGGCACAGGCATTGCTGGAAACCCATCTGCTGCCAACGTGACAAATACATTTGTATTGTCTGGTGCAAATCAAGCAGGCAATGCATACCAACAGTTTACTGCCAATTTGTTCTTGTACACCGGTTTCAGCACAAGCCCAGCCAAATCAAGCAATATTACTATCACAGTAAATCCACAAGTTCGTGCCAACTTTATTGGCGCCACTGCCAACACCACCACTGATGCCACTGCCAACACTGGCAATGCTAGAGTGGGTTATATCTATACTGACTACACCGGTAATGACCGTGCTACATTTACTTTCCAAAACACCAGTCAAAACAGTAACTTGGCCAACTGGTCATGGGGCGACAGCACATTTAGCAATGGCGTGAGCAACGTGGGCAATACTCTGCACACTTACACAAGTACTGGTGCCAAGACTGTGGCGCTAACTGCTAATGGCACACCAAATGGTATTTCAAGCACTGCCCAAAGCAATACATCAAGCATCACAGGTTATATTTTTATTGCAACCAACCCAACTGCTCCAACCAATCTAAGCGGATTCTCCAACTTGGCCATTGCCAACACCAGCGAAGGTACCAGCCCGTTGCTGGCAGCAGGTGCAAGGGATGCCACCGGCGGCAATATTGTTGCCAACGGCGCAAGCGTAACACGTTTTGCTGCCACAACCACAATTGCCACGGCAGCCAATATTGTGAATGCCAACACAGCCACAACTGGTACACTGAGTGCGTATGTTAACAATGGTATTTCTGGTAACGTGACATTTACCACCACAGGCAACACAGTGGGATCTAATGCTGCCTTGGTTATCAGTGCTGATAGAGACTTGCACGTGGCCAATGCTGCGGTGCCTAGCTACTTCTACAAAGTTTTCAACGCCAACATCAGTTGCGCTCTCAGCAGTCTTGGCACAGGTTACAACAACTACAAACTGGTGCACACAGTATCTGGTAACACCAACTATGTAGGATTTGTCAAAGACAATTTAAACACAGCACCAAGCCTGGTTACCAGCAACATAGCCATAGTAGAAGGCACCGCAGGAACTTACAGATACATTTCTGGCATTCCTTATTACAATACTGGATCACCCACAGTAACCATTGCCAATTTGGCAGTGGCAAATTTGTCTGGACAGACGTTTAGAAGTACTGATCCGTTTGTGCTGGCCAGTGGAACAGTATCTGAAGGAACAGGTGCGTTGGTATCTGCAACACAAACCAAATCACTCAGTACCATTAACAATTCTGGCAACAGTTTCTTGACCAGTGCAAATTTAAATGCCAACATAGGCATTGCTTCAAATTACACACTTGGCAATATCACAGCTAACTTAACAGGTGCCAACAATGTTGTGGCCACTTTACAAGCCAACATATTCAATGTGATAGGAACCAGTGCCACAGTTCAATTGCCTGCTAACATACAGATGTACGCTGGCGCAAATTCAGGTGTGAATGAGCAGTCAATCACTGCATCAACCACAGGAAACACACAAGCGGCCATACGTGTGGTAATGAGTACTACGGGCAACACTCCTGTGTTCTCTAATTCTACCAACTTCTACACAGCCAATGCCTGGTCAGGAGCACAGACCATTGCTGGCACACCAGAAGCAGTGGTGCGTTATGGAGTGCTCAAGCAGTATGCAGTTGATTTGAGTACTGGCTACTTGCCAGTAGGACCAGACTTGTCAGTCACTGGTGGTCGCACAAGCACACAGTATTTTACTTTTGCATTTGCAAGACCCAGCCTGGCCAACTTTGACATTAGAATAACTTCGGCCACAGGCGTTGCAGGTGTTTGGATTGCAGCACCAGGAACAACTATTGACAAGAGTGGATTCACATCGCCAACTCCAGGATTCCCAGGACCTACCAGTACCATCAATGGATGGCTAGAAGCATCCACGCAGTATGCTGGATCAGGGGTTCCGGGCGCCAGCGGCACAGGTGGCAACGGCTCAAATGGATGTGCCTTGACCGGTGCAGACGTTATACCATTAAATACAGCAATCTCTAACGTAGCATACACAATGACCCTTGGATCTCAAAACGCTGCCAATAGTACTGGCACTAATATTTTAATTAGAATTGCATTGGCAAGTGGTCAAACCATATCAGACCTGCAGATAGGAACGGCAACATAATGGCTGCGTCCTTTAACGAATCACAAAAGATTGACTATCTTTGGAAAAAAGTCGGTTATGGTGTAACCAAAACTGCTGAACCTGCTTCCAAAGAAGCCTTCAACGAAAGCATTGCCAGTCCGCTGTTGTATCGTGGCGACCTCATCTGGACACAGAGTGGAGACATACCTGCCACGCCACCTGCCAGCACCACATCACTGGTACAGGTGTACAAGGATGGCGGTGGCGTTGGATACAGCCCCGCAGTACAATGTACCGAAGATTTAACTGCACCCGACAATCAAACCTGGAAAACAAACTCTACCAATTGGATTCCCACACAGTTTGGCGACAACTATCTAGTGCAGGTGTATGCTGGCGCCGCAAACATAAGCAATCCTCAAACAGCAGGTACCAAACTGTTTGGTGCAGGTTCGGGCAGTGATGACACTTGGTTCTTTGACTATCAGTCCGGTGTTTTAAACTTCAATGGCGCAACCATCCCAACTGCTATTGGTACTGGAACAGCCAACACAATTTACGTTGTTGGCTACAGATACGTTGGTGAGTTTGGCGTAGACACCACGTTTATCAGCAATGGTACCAGTAATGTCAGCATTGGAACTGCCAACGCCAATGTAACAATCAGTGTGAATGGTACCAGCAATGTTGCTGTGTTTTCCAACACAGGTGCATACGTTTCTGGAGCAGTATCGGCAAGTGGTAATATCACTGGCGGCAACATACTCAGCAACAATTACTATTATGCTAACGGAACTCCTGTTCCTCCAGGCATAACATACACAGCCAACACAGCACCTCCCACAAGCCCTGCGCCCAAGGTAACTGATCAGTGGTATGACACTGCCAGCGACGTTCTTTACCAATACATTGATGATGGTACCAGTGATTACTGGGTAGATACCACAAGTCCTGCATTTGCCGGCGGTGTGGTAGCCAACGTGGCAATTTCAGGTACACTAGTACCAGTTGCTAATGTCACATACGATATTGGTACCAGTAGTGTGTATTTCCGAAACACTTACACTCAAAGTCTCTACACCAACAATAGATTGACGGCATCTAACATGCCGTCTGGTGCGGTGGTACAAACCATAATGAGCACAAGCCTAGGTGGTAGTGCTACTACAGGTACCAGTTATAGTGATATTGCCCTGGCCAACGTAGTAATTCAACCAACAAGTGCCAATAGCAAAGTGTTGATTATTGCTACCGGAACTAGTAGTTTTACTCCATTAGCCGCAGCAAACTTAACGGCCAGCACACAATTAGTTCGTACCGCTGCTTCTTTACAAATACAAGATTATAGTGCTAACATTGCCGGTGGCGGTGTTGGCGGATCATCCGCAGTGGCATTCAGTTACTTAGACAGCCCAGGTACCACTTCACCTGTGACTTATAAAATGCAACAGAAAATATCCAATTCTGCCAGCACACTAACCAGTTCTAACATGTGGATAATTGCCATGGAGATTGCCGTACCATGATTAGCAAAATTCAAGCCATACAAAGTTTAGTGCCTGGTGCAGAAGTATCTGTGGCAGTGCATGATGATTCAGTAACTTGGATCAACTATGAAAATCCACCCATAACTGACGAGCAAATTGCTGCGGAACAACAACGCCTGCAGATGATACATGACTGGCATGAGTACCGCAGAAATCGTGCCGCAGAATATCCTACCATTCAAGAACAACTGGATGCGCTGTATCATGCTGGAGTCTTTCCCGCAGAAATGACAGCAAGAATACGTGCTGTGAAAGAAAAATATCCAACACCCACCATGACTCCAGAGCAGTTGGCTGAGTTCAACAAACAACAGCAACCTGTGGAAGAACCAGAAAAATTGTCAGTGGACCAGTGGTTTGAAGAGCAAAAAAATTCTGGAGTGCAGTTGGATTTTGAACGAGAACAGCAAAATTGGATAGCACAGCAACAAGTTTCTAACACCCCAATGACTCGTGAGGAGTGGTTGGAAAGTCAGTTAAAAATTGAATTACCAGGTGCTAAAACAGCAGTTGCGGCACCGCAAACAATGACTCGTGAGGAGTGGTTGGAGCAACAAAAATCATTATGACACAACAAAAAATTGTTTATGCTGTCATAAGTAGTACTAATCAGGAGTAGAAATGGCATTTCCAATATCACCAACCAATGGCCAAGTAACAGTAGTTAATCAGGTATCGTATCAGTATAGCACTGCTACCAACAGCTGGACGAGAATTCTTTCTACTGCCAACATCATCACAGCCAACACAATTGCTGTGAACGGTGCGTTGACTGTGGGTACTATTGTGAGTTCCGCAGGTAACATCACCAGTGCCAACTACTTTATTGGTAACGGTTATTATTTGACTGGTATCAATACTGGCAATTTAAACATTACTAATATTGCAAATGGTACTTCAAACATCAATGCCGGCGTGGCCAATGGCAATATTACTGTGGGAATTGGCGGAACTGGAAATGTAATACAATGGGCTTCTACGGGCGAATACGTCACAGGTGTAGTAAGTGTGTCAGGCACCATCACCGGTGGCAACTTGGCCACAGGTGGCACAGCAAGTGCTGGCGGAAATATTACAGGTGGCAATGTACTAACTGGTGGGCTTGTTAGTGCAACAGCCACAATCACAGGTGGAAATCTGGCCACAGGTGGAACAGCAAGTGCTGGTGGCAATATCACAGGTGCAAATATACTAACTGGTGGACTTGTTAGTGCAGCTGGTAATGTCAGCGGCAACTATATTTTGGGCAATGGTAGCCAACTTACTGGCATTGATGCTACATCAATACAAAATGGAACTTCAAATGTTCGTGTTGTGAGTTCTGGTGGCAACGTTGCCATTGGAATTGGTGGCACATCAAATGTGGCAGTGTTTGCCACAACTGGTGAATACATTACTGGTGAAGTAAGTGCAAGTGGCAATGTTACTGGTGCAAATGTCTTAACCAGTGGATTAATTAGTTCAACCGGTACAATTACTTCAACAACAACCATTACTGGTGGTAATTTGGCCACTGGTGGAACTGCAAGTGCAAGTGGCAATATTACAGGTGGCAACTTATTAACAGGCGGATTGATTTCTGCAACTGGAACAATTACTTCAGCAGCTACCATAACAGGTGGCAACTTGGCCACAGGTGGCACAGCAAGTGCAGGCGGCAACATCACTGGTGCTAATGTCTTAACTGGCGGATTAGTTAGTGCTACTGCTAATATTACAGGTGGCAATTTAACCACAGGTGGTCTAACTCAAACAAACAACTTCAGTATCACTGGCAACGTAACTGGCAATTTATTGCCTAGTGCCAATGCAACATATAATTTAGGCAGTCCTGGCCAACTCTGGAAAGATTTATATCTATCAGGAACTACTCTTTATCTTGGAGATCAAAGTCTTACTTCTAATGCCACTGCAATTGCAACAGCAAATAATTTTGCCGCCAACAATTTAAATGCTACAAACAATATAACTTCTGGAAATACAGTATCTGCTGCCGGTAATGTAACTGGTGGCAATGTATTAACAGGTGGATTGGTCAGTGCAACTGCCACAATCACTGGTGGCAATTTGGCTACAGGTGGTACTGCAAGTGCTGGTGGAAATATTACAGGTGGCAATGTACTAACTGGTGGTCTGGTATCAGCAACTGGTACAATAACATCAGCAGCCACAATCACCGGGGGCAACTTGGCTACAGGTGGTACTGCAAGTGCTGGTGGTAATATTACTGGTGGCAATGTACTAACTGGTGGATTGATCTCTGCCGCTGCTACAATCACAGGTGGCAATTTGGCCACAGGTGGTACTGCAAGTGCCACAGGTAATATAACTGGTGGCAATATTATCACAGCTGGGCAAGTTAGTGCCATAGGTAACATAACTGGTGGTAATTTGAATACCACTGGACAATTGAGCACTTCGGGCAATTTAGCAGCCAACAACATTAGCGTAACCAATTCTCTTACTTCAAGTATTATTAGTGCAAGTGCTAACATAACCGGTGGTAATGTACGAACCGATGGATTGATTAGTGCTACATCAACAATCACATCAGCAACTACCATTACTGGTGGCAATTTGGCTACAGGTGGAACAGCAAGTGCCGGTGGTAATATCACTGGTGCAAACATCTTAACTGGGGGATTAGTATCGGCTACAGCCACAATCACAGGTGGAAATCTGGCCACAGGTGGAACAGCAAGTGCTGGTGGCAATATCACAGGTGCAAACATCTTAACTGGTGGATTAATTTCTGCAACTGGCAATGGTACATTTGGCAATTTAAGCACTACTGGGTCAAGCGGCAACATCACTGGTGCTAATGTAATTTCTAGTACCACACTGAGTGCTACTGCCAATGTAGTTGGTGGAAACATTACCACAGCTGGACAAGTTAGCGCCGTAGGTAACATTACAGCCAACACAGGATCGTTCTTCATTGGTAACGGATCACAGCTAACAGGTGTTACAGCCAGCAGTGTTGATGCAAATAATTTAACTGGTAACACGTTAAATTCAGGTGTAATTTTCTCAAGTTTGACCACAGTCGGCACACTTACCAGTTTGTCAGTGAGTGGCAACACCATTACTGGTAATTTAAACACCGGTGGATTGGTTAGTGCAAGTGGTACTATTATATCGGGTGCCAACATTAGTGGTGCTAATTTAGTAACTGGCGGATTGGTTAGTGCTGGTGGTAACATCATTTCGGCGGCCAATATTACCGGCGGCAATGTCCTAACTGGTGGATTGATATCTGCTACCGCTACCATCACCGGTGGCAATTTAGCCACAGGTGGTACTGCAAGTGCTGGCGGAAATGTTACTGGTGCAAACATCTTAACAGGTGGATTGATCTCATCTGGTGGTAATATTTTATCTGGTGGAAACATATCAGCACAAGGTAACATTACCAGCACAAATGTATTCACTGGAATAGTAAGTGCTTCGGGTAATATAACTTCTACAGGATATGTGGATGTCACTTATAACGTTAGTGCAGCCGGTAACGTTATTGGTGGTAATATACTAACTGGTGGGTTAATTTCGGCAACTGGCAATATTACATCAGCAGCCAATGTATCAGGTGGCAATTTACTTACAGGTGGCGTGGTTAGTTCTACAGGCAATTTGATAACAGGCGCTAATGTCGTGGCCACTGCTAATGTGATTGGCGGAAACATTAGCACCGGCGGATTAGTTACTGTTACAGGCAACGTTCAAGCTGGAAACTTGCGTACCGCAGGATTGGTCACAGCCACAGGCAATGTAACTGGTGGCAACATAACAACTGGTGGAGTAGTAAGTGCAACAGGCAATATTACTGGTGCAAATGTCAACACAAATGCCATAGTTGGTACTGCACTAACACTTACCTCAACAGGTGTATTGAATCTTAATCCCACAGGCAACATTGCGCTGTCAGCTAACACATGGATCAATAATCTAGCTACGCCAGTACAAGATGCTGACGCAGCAAACAAAGGATATGTTGATGCAGTTGCGCAAGGCCTTGACATCAAAGCAAGTGTAGGACTTGCTACCACAACTGCTCTGGCAGCATATACTTACGATAATGGTGCCTCAGGAGTAGGTGCAACTATTACTGCGAATGCAAATGGTGCATTGAGCATAGATGGCACAACACCTTCGGCAGCTGAACGTGTGCTGGTCAAGAACGAAACTGGTGGCAACGCTCCGTACAATGGTATCTATGTTGTAACTCAAGTTGGTAGTGCTGGCACTCCGTTTATACTGACTCGTTCCTTGGACTTTGATAATGGCAGCCCAAGTGGTGAAATACCAGGCGCATTTACCTTTGTTGAATATGGATCAACAAATCTTGACACAGGATGGGTGTGTACCACTAATGCTCCAGTCACAGTAGGCACAACAAATATTGTGTTTGCACAGTTCTCTGGAGCAGGCAGTTACACAGCAAATACTCAAGCAGGTATAAGTTTAACTGGCTCGGTGTTTAGTGCATTGGTAGACAACACTACCACAGCATTTGATGGCGGCGGCAATATCATTGTCAAAGCCAGTGCAAATCTAACCACTCCTAATATTGGTGCTGCAACTGGTACCAGTTTGAGCACTACCGGCAATGTAACCGCTGGCAATTTGGTAACAGGTGGATTGATCTCTGCCGCAAGCACAGTAACTGGTGGTAATTTGGCCACAGGTGGAACTGCAAGTGCAGGTGGTAATATCACAGGTGCAAATGTCTTAACAGGTGGACTTGTTAGTGCTACGAGTACAATAACATCAGCAGCCAATATTACTGGTGCAAACTTGTTAACAGGTGGATTAATATCTGCTGTAGCCACAATCACTGGTGGCAATTTGGCCACAGGCGGCACAGCAAGTGCCGCAGGTAATATTACTGGTGGTAACGTTCTCACTGGTGGATTAATTAGTGCCGCAAGCACCATTACTGGCACAACAATAACTGGCTCAACACTGAGTTCTACAGGTAACGTAAATACTGCGGGTATTGTTGGTACAGGCGCATTCTCAACTACTGGTAACGTAACTGGTGGCAATATTTTAACTGGTGGATTGATTTCGGCAATATCAACAATTACATCAGCAGCCACAATCACTGGTGGCAATTTGGCCACAGGTGGCACAGCAAGTGCCACAGGCAACATAACCGGTGGTAATGTCTTGACAGGTGGATTGATCTCTGCTACTTCAACCATTACATCAGCAGCCAATATTAGTGGTGCCAACTTACTAACAGGTGGATTGATATCTGCTGTAGCCACAATCACAGGTGGCAACTTGGCCACAGGTGGCACAGCAAGTGCAACAGGTAACGTAACTGGTGGTAATGTCTTGACAGGTGGATTGATATCTGCTGTAGCCACAATCACAGGTGGCAACTTGGCCACAAGTGGTACTGCAAGTGCTACTGGTAACGTAACTGGTGGTAATGTGTTAACTAGTGGATTGATATCTGCTGTAGCCACAATCACAGGTGGCAATTTAGCCACAGGTGGCACTGCAAGTGCAACAGGTAACGTAACCGGCGGCAATGTACTAACTGGTGGATTGGTGAGTGCCACATCAACAATTACATCAGCAGCCAATATTACAGGCGCAAACTTATTGACAGGTGGACTGATCTCTGCAACTGGCAACGTAACTGGTGGCAACATCTTAACTGGTGGATTGATATCTGCTACATCAACTATTACCTCAGTTGCCAATATCACAGGCGGCAACATTCTAACTGCTGGTCAAGTGTCAGCAACAGGCAATGTTACTGGTAACTATTTCATTGGTAATGGTAGCCAACTTACTGGCATTGATGCTGCTGGCATTCAAAATGGAAACTCAAATGTTCGTGTTGTGAGCGCAGGTGGCAACGTTGCCATTGGAATTGGCGGCATAGCAAACGTGGCTGTGTTTGCAACTACAGGCGAATATGTCACTGGATTAATAAGTGCTAGTGGCAACATTATATCAGCTGCCAATGTCACAGGTGGTAATATCCTAACAGGTGGACTTGTTAGTGCAACTGGTAATATTATTGCCCCGGGGATACAAAATGCTGCTGGAAACAGCTTAATAGAGTTCCAAAATAGTGGAAATATATCAGCTAATATATTCTTATATCAAGCAGGTGCAAATGGTAATGCACTTGTGAGAATTGGCGAGAGTACTACTCAGCCAGGTTTGTTTGGCTTGTTTACAACTGGCCTAGTTGTTGCTGATGGAGCAATAGCTTCAGGCGCCAATATTCAACAAATTGGCAATTCAAGTACCTGGGTGAATGCTAAAAATATTAACAGCGACAATGTAATTACAGCCTCTGGCAACCTTACTAGTGGTAATGTCTTGACTGGTGGATTGGTAAGTGCTACTGCCAACATTACTGGTGGTAATGTCTTGACTGGTGGATTGGTAAGTGCTACTGCCAACATTACTGGTGGCAATGTATTAACAGGTGGATTGGTAAGTGCAACTGCCAACATTACTGGTGGTAACTTAAACTCTGGTGCGCAAGTTGTAGCAACTGGCAACATTACTGGTGGAAATGTTTTAACTGGTGGATTGATTTCTGCCACATCAACAATCACAAGTGCAGCCAACATTACTGGCGCAAACATCTTAACTGGTGGACTAGTTAGTGCTACTGCTACTATAACTGGTGGCAATTTGGCCACAGGTGGTACTGCAAGTGCTACAGGTAACATCACTGGTGGCAATATCTTAACTGCTGGTCAATTATCAGCAACTGGCAACGTCACTGGTAATTACATCTTGGGTAACGGTGCGTTCCTAAGCGGTGTTATCACAAGTGTTGCCAACATCAACAACGGCACATCAAATGTCAGCATTTATGCTGCCAATGCCAACGTAGCAGTCAGTGTAGGCGGAACTGCCAACGTGGCAGTATTTGCTACCACAGGCGAATACATTACTGGTGTGTTAAGTGCAAGCGGCACTGTCACTGGCGGCAATTTGGCCACAGGGGGTACAGCAAGTGCTACTGGCAATATCACTGGTGGCAATGTATTGACAGGTGGTTTGATATCTGCTACATCAACTATTACAAGTGCGGCCACAATTACCGGTGGCAACTTGGCCACAGGGGGTACAGCAAGTGCTACTGGCAATATCACTGGTGGCAATGTATTGACTGGTGGACTTGTTAGTGCTACTGGCAACATTACCTCAGCGGCAAATATTGCTGGTGGTAACATATCAACTGCTGGCAATGTGGCAGCAGGCGGTTTACTTAGTGATAATTTCTACTATGCCAACGGTACACCAAGATCATTTGGTATTACCTATACCGCAAACACAACACCTCCACCAGGACCTACAGTTGGTGACCAGTGGTACAACATTACCACCGACATCCTGTATGAATACATTGATGATGGCACCGCTGATTATTGGGTTGACATTGTAAGTCCGGCGTTTGCTGCAGGTGTTGTGGCCAACATTGCTATTTCTGGCAGTATGTTGGTCAACGCCAATTCAGCATATGACATTGGATCAAATTTACAGGAATTTCGCAACGTATATGCTACCACCTACTATGGTGATGGCAGCCAACTAAGCGGTATTATTACATCAGTTGCCAATATCAACAACGGCACAAGTAACGTCACAGTTGTGAGCTCAGGTGGCAATGTTACAACGTCAGTTGGCGGAACATCAAATGTCATGGTTGTTAGCTCAACTGATGTAACCATCAATGGCAACTTGACTGTGACAGGAAATGCCACACTCAGCGGTAACATCATTGGAGATAGAGTACAAAATGGCACAAGCCAAATTGACATTCAAACTGCCAATGGCAATGCCAACATAACCATCAACGGTAATTCTAACGTTGCTGTGTTTAGTGAAGGCGCATTGACCATGAAAGGCAATGTGTTGCCTAGTGCTAATGTCACATATAACTTGGGTAGTTCTACACAACGTTGGAACGATTTATGGTTGAGCAACAGCACAATTTATTTGGGCAATGCTCAGATTAGCGCCAATGCTACAGCAATTGTAATGACCAACCCCGCAGGTGGCGAAACTGTGTTGGCTGGTGCTAGTGCTGGTGTGACTGGTGCTACTGTGAGTGCAAGTGGCAATATCGATGGCGGCAACTTGAGAACTGCTGGATTGATTAGTGCAACCGGTAACATTACAGGTGGTAACATCTTAGGCGGTGCAAACGTTAATGCCACAACACACACAGGTACCACAGTTTCAGTAAGTGCAAACGTTACCGGTGGTAACATCTTAACTGGTGGATTGATCTCAGCAACTGGTAATGTCACAGGTGGTAACTTGTCAGGTACTAACATTGTGGGCACATTGACCACAGCCGCTCAACCCAATATCACATCAGTTGGCACATTAAGTAGTTTAACTACTGGTACAATAACTGTATCAGGAAATGGTAATATAGTAATGAGTGGTATATTATCACAAATAAGTGTTGGTTATTTAGTGTCAGCAACTTATCTAGCAGGAACATTAACAACTGCGGCACAAACTAGTATCACTTCAGTTGGCACATTAGGTTCATTAACTGTCACAGGCAATACAACTGGTGGTAATGTACTTACAGGCGGGTTGATATCAGCAACCGGCAATATCACAGGTGGTAACATATTAGGTGGTGCCAACGTCAACGCAACCACTCACACAGGTACCACAGTTTCAGTAACAGCAAACGTAACCGGTGGCAATATCCTAACAGGTGGATTGATAAGTGCCACATCAACAATCACGTCAGCAGCCAATATTACTGGTGGTAACGTCTTAACTGGTGGATTGATTAGTTCAACTGGTACAATTACTTCGGCTGCTACCATAACAGGTGGCAATTTGGCCACAGGTGGTACTGCAAGTGCAACAGGTAACGTAACAGGTGGCAATTTATTAACTGGTGGGCTAATATCAGCAGGCGGCGCAATTACTGCAACAACTATCACAGGATCAACCTTAAGTTCTACTGGTAACGTAAACACCTTAGGCATAGTTGGCACAGGTAATATTTCTACAACTGGTAATATTTCGGGCAGTTACTTTCTAGGCAATGGTAGTCAATTAACTGGCATTGATGCCACAAGTATCCAAAATGGAACATCAAATGTACGTGTAGTAAGTTCAGGCGGCAACGTTGCTATTGGAATTGGTGGCACATCAAACGTGGCTGTGTTTGCCACAACTGGTGAATATGTTACCGGCGTAGTAAGTGCAAGTGGCACTGTTACAGGTGGCAACTTGGCCACAGGTGGTACTGCAAGTGCAGGTGGTAATATTACTGGCGCAAATATCCTAACAGGTGGATTGATAAGTGCAACTGGCAACATCACCGGCGGCAATATTCGAACAGGCGGTCAAGTATCGGCAACTGGTAACATAACTGGTGGTAACGTTAACACAGGTAATATCACTATTACTAGTGATTTGATCAGCAGTTTGGGTGACACAATTACTATTGACCCATACAACATAGGCAATACAGGCCATGTTATCATCAATGGAAATTTGCAAGTTAACGGTACAACAACTACCATTAACTCCAACGTGGTCAGTACAAACGACTTGACAGTCAACTATGCCAACAATGCAATTAACAGTGCCGCAGCCAATGGTGGTGGTATTGAAGTTGGTCCAATTGGTGGTGCGTTTATTACTTGGCTTTACAACAGCACAAGCAATGTTTGGGTAAGTAGTCTTGGTATTAGTGCTGTTGGTAACGTCACTAGTGGTAACATACTAACAGGTGGATTGATCTCTGCTGCTGGTAACATCACTGGTGGTAATATTATTACTGCCGGACTGCTATCAATTGGTGGTGGAAGTCAAGCAGCCAGCTATAGTGCAAGCGGCAACGTTACTGGTGGTAATATCTTAACAGGTGGATTGATAAGTGCAACTGGCAACATTACAGGTGGTAATGTGTTAGGTGGTGCCAATGTCAATGCCACAACACATACAGGAACCACAGTTTCAGTAACAGCCAACGTTACTGGTGGCAACTTATTAACTGCTGGACAGATCTCAGCCACTGGCGCCATAACAGGTGCTGGCATTACTGGTTCAAGTTTGACAGTGAGCACTGGCAATATCACAGGCGGCAATTTGCTAATAAGTGGTGCCATTATTGATTCAGCCCAACTGGACCTTCAGACATCTGCAGCCAATGCCAATATTGTGTTTACACCAAATGGTACTGGCAATGTCAACACCGGTGCTAATCTGAGTGTGACTGGAAATGTACAAGGTGGCAACTTACGAACTGCGGGTTTGATTAGTGCTACTGGCAATATCACAGGTGGCAACCTATCAGGTACCAGTATTGTGGGTACATTGACCACTGCGGCACAAACTAATATTACTTCAGTTGGTACGCTAGGTAGTTTGGCAGTTACAGGCAATACCACAAGTGGCAATTTTGTTGGCACACTTAATGGATCAGGCGCAAACGTTACGTCAATCAGTGCTACCAATATTAGTTCAGGCACCCTGGCTCAAGCCAGATTGGCTAATGCATCCGTTACCCTTGGTAGCACTGCACTAACATTAGGTAGCACAGTAACTACGGTAACTGGATTGACTAGTGTTACTAGTACAACATTTGTTGGTGCATTAACCGGTGCGGCAACAAGTGCAACCACAGCAGGTACAGTGACCACAGCCGCACAGCCAAATATCACATCAGTTGGTACATTAACTTCAGTTACTGTTACTGGTAACGTTGATGCTGGCAACTTGAGAACTGGTGGATTGATAAGTGCTACTGGTGCAATTACAGGTGCTGCAATTACTGGATCTAGTTTGACTGTGTCAACTGGCACAATCACTGGAGGCAACATTGTAAACGCTAACGGTAACGGCATTGGTAATATTGGTAGCTCAAGTGTGTATTTTAACACTGTGTTTGCCAAGGCCACATCAGCACAGTACGCTGACTTGGCAGAAAACTATCGTGCAGACGCTGAATATGAACCAGGTACTGTACTTGAATTTGGAGGCGATGAGGAAGTTACTATAAGTACCACAGATTCCAGCAAACGAGTTGCTGGAGTGGTATCAACTAACCCGGCGTATTTGATGAATGCAGGACTCAGCGGCATATATATTGTTTCTGTGGCACTGACTGGTCGAGTACCTGTAAAAGTTGTGGGACCAGTCGCCAAAGGAGATTTAATGGTATCAAATGGAAATGGACAAGCAAGAGCATGTGTAGATGCAGTTCCAGTTGTGGGCACTATCATTGGCAAATCATTAGAAAACTTTACAGGCGGCGAGGGCACAATTGAAGTCGTGATTGGCAAACAATAAGGATGCTAAATGAGCTTTCCTGTATCGCCGACTAACGGGCAAATTGCCGTTGTAAACAATGTAGCATACGAATATGCCACGGCCAATACCAGCTGGACTCGTGTTCTAAGCATTGCCAATGTAATCCAAGCCAATGTAATATCTGCCAACGTGCTAAACGTTGTGCAGGCATTTAGCATGACTGGTAATATTGCCACTGGCAACTATTTTATCGGCAACGGTGCATTTCTAACTGGCATCGCTGGTGGAGGTTCTTATTCAAATACCAATGTAGAAGCATATCTGCCTACCTACACTGGCAACCTGGTCAGCCTAACTGGTCCAGTTACAACCACTGCCAATGTAACCGGCAACTATATTTTAGGTAATGGCGCTTTGCTAACTGGTGTTATTACAAGTGTGGCAAATATCAACAACGGCACATCAAATGTCACTGTAGTTAGTTCTGGTGGCAATGTCTCTGTAGGTGTTGGCGGAACTGGCAATGTAGCAGTATTTGCCACCACAGGTGAGTACATTACTGGCGTGTTAAGTGCAAGTGGCAACATTACAGGTGGTAATTTATTAACTGGCGGATTGATATCAGCAACTGGCAACATTACTGGCGGCAACTTGTCAGGTACCAATATTACAGGTACATTGGCTACTGCGACACAAACTAATATTACTTCAGTTGGTACACTTGAATCATTGACTGTCACAGCCAACACAACCAGTGGCAACTTGTTGACAGGTGGATTGATCAATGCCACAGGTAATATCACAGGCGGCAATGTTAACACTAACAAGATAGTTGGCACTGGGTTAACACTGGTATCCACAGGCGATCTAACACTCAGTGCAACTGGTAATATCAATGTCAATAACGAATACATTAACAATGTACCTACTCCGGTAGCCGATGGTGATGCTGTAAACAAATTGTATGTTGACAATTTTGTCACTGGACTCAACGTACACGACGCTGTAACGGCTGCCACTCCGACCACATTGGCCACCATTACCAGTGGTGCAATTACCTATTACAATGGTCCAGGCGCCAATGGTGTTGATGCCACATTGACCACAACCGGCACGTTTGATTTGATTGACACAGTTAATGTGCAAACAGCAAGCACTAGAATTCTAGTGCTAAATGAAGCCAATGCAGTGACCAATGGCGTGTATGTTTGGAGCAATGCCACAGCAATCACTCGTGCAAGTGATTATAATAGCGTACCTGAAGTTGAAGCCGGTGACTTTATGTTTGTTACCAGTGGCAACGTATATGGCAACACAGGATGGATCCAAACTTCGACTGTATCAAATGTTGGATTTGCCGGCAATAACATAACATTCACACAATTTTCAGGTTCTGGCACATACAATGCTGGCACTGGGCTCACACTTACTGGCACCACATTCAGTGTAAATGCAAGTCAAACACAAGTTACTTCAGTTGGCACATTAGGCAGTTTATCAGTAACAGGCAACATCACTGGTGGTAACATTCTTGGTGGTGCTAACGTTAATGCTACCACTCACACAGGCACCACAGTATCAGTAAGTGCAAACATCACCGGTGGCAACTTGAATGCCGCAGGCAATATTACAAGTGGTAATTTACTAACTGGTGGAGTGATCTCTGCTGCTGGTAACATTACTGGTGGTAATTTGTCGGGTACTAGCATTGTGGGTACACTAACCACAGCCGCACAAACAAACATTACTTCCGTTGGTACACTTGGATCATTGACTGTCACAGCCAACACAACCAGTGGAAATATATTAACTGCTGGACTGATCTCTGCCACTGGCGCAATAACAGGTGCTGGCATTACTGGCTCAAGTTTGACAGTGAGCACCGGCAATATCACTGCTGGTAATTTGATATTGTCGGGCGCCATAGTTGATTCAGCTCAATTGGATATTCAAACATCTGCAGCCAATGCCAATATTGTGCTAACGCCTAACGGCACAGGCAATGTCAACACCGGTGCCAATTTGAGTGTGACTGGAAATGTACAAGGTGGTAATTTACGAACTGCTGGTATAATTTCGGCCACTGGTAATGGGGTGATTGCCGGCCGACAGCTCACAGTTGGAGGAACCTATACTACTTACGCCTCTGCCAGCCGCGGTATAGTGGCAATCAATGGTGCCACTGACGCAATTCTTGACCTTGCAAATGGCGTCTCAAGCCACGGATATTTGTATCATAGCGGCACTGACATGAGTCTGTATAATCTGCGTACTGGTGCGTTAACATTTGCTACCAGTGGTGTTGCCAGGCTTACTATTACTAGTGCAGGTATTGTTAGTGCCGTCGGTAACATACAAGGTGGCAACTTGCTAACTACGGGTTTGATATCAGCAACTGGATCACTAACCGTAGCCAATGCCAATGCCAGCGTTGGCACATCCACAGCTAATGCCACATATAATCTTGGCACAGGTGCCACAGTACTTGGTGCAACAAAGAACATCAATATTGGCACAGCAGGTGTTGCCAGTTCAAACACAATCATAACAATTGGTACTGCATTGGGTACTGGTAACGTTACATTTCCTGCCAATACCACAGTCGTAGTATCAAACATTGGTGGCCTGGCACTCAGTGCTGTGGGCAACATAACTGGCGGTAACTTACGTACTGCGGGATTAATTTCAGCTACATCAACTATAACTTCAGCAGCCAATATTACAGGCGGAAACATCTTAACCGCTGGATTAGTATCTGCAACTGGCAACATAACCGGCGGTAACATATTAGGTGGTGCAAACGTCAACGCAACCACACACACAGGTACCACAGTTTCAGTTACAGCAAACATCACTGGTGGTAATATCTTAACTGCTGGATTGATCTCAGCAACTGGCAACATAACCGGCGGTAACATATTAGGTGGTGCAAACGTCAACGCAACCACTCATACAGGTACAACTGTATCAGTTACAGCAAACATTACAGGTGGCAATTTGCTAACAGGTGGATTAGTATCTGCAACTGGCAACATCACAGGTGGTAACATATTAGGTGGTGCAAACGTCAATGCAACCACTCATACAGGTACAACTGTATCAGTTACAGCAAACATTACAGGTGGCAATTTGCTAACAGGTGGATTAGTATCTGCAACTGGCAACATCACAGGTGAGAATATCATAACTGCTGGGTTGATCTCAGCAACTGGCAATATTGCTGGCAACTTCTTCATTGGCAACGGCTCACAGCTGACTGGTATTGCAGGCGGATCAAGTTATGGTAATGCCAACGTAGTGGCCAATTTGGCTGCATTAGGATCAAATCCAGTATCGACTACTGGTAATATCACCGGTGGTAACTTTCTTACAGGTGGATTGATATCAGCAACTGGCAATATCACTGGTGGCAACATACTAGGTGGTGCCAATGTCAATGCCACAACTCATACAGGAACCACAGTTTCGGTAAGTGCAAACGTAACTGGTGGTAATATCATAACAGGTGGATTAATATCAGCAACCGGTACTGTAACTGGCAGTCAGCTGATTATTACTAGTACCACTGGTATTGGATTTCAAGGCAATTTGCAAAACGGAACATACAATCAAACAATATTGTATGATAACCAAAATAATACCAGTGCCAGCGCAACCAACGGTCTTTTCTTAGAACGTGGAAGAATCACTGATTCAGCAGCTGCCGAAGTACGATACTTTGTAATCGGCGCTCGTGGAGGTCAACAGCAGTGGGCTGTGAACGGAACAGGTGACACAACTCAAACTGGTCAATTGACTGCAACCAACCTTTATTCAAATGCTGTTGTTTCCGCAACTGGCAATGTAATTGGTAGCAATATATTAACTGGCGGATTGATATCAGCAACTGGTAATATTACAGGTGGTAATTTGCAAACTGCAGGATTAATATCAGCAACTGGCAACATCACTGGTGGTAATTTACGAACAGGTGGATTAATTTCTGCCACCGCTAACATAACTGGTAACTATTTTATTGGTAATGGCTCACAACTGGCTGGCGTATCTAGCCCAGGCAAAATTTTTGTAATTTCGATGGTATTTGGAGGATAAAAAATGGCAAATCCCAATTTAATTGGCACAACAACTATATATGGAAATACAGGGTATATTTTACCAAGTGTAACAACGGCTGGACAAGTTAATTGGACACACAACGGGACAACTGCTCTAACTGGGTTAACGCCAACAGCTGGTTCAGTAAATAAAATAAACAGTATTGTTGTAACAAATGTTACGGGGACTAATGCTTCGTTATACGTTTCAATTGCCAACAATCCTACTTGGGGTTCTGGTACAGCGTATTATATTGCCTACAATATAACAGTACCGCCAACTTCTTCTATTATTGTTATTGACCGTACTAATTATTTTTATGTAACTGAAAATCAATCTGTTGGTGTGCAGTCAGGAACTGCATCAGCATTAGTTTTTGTTGCAAGTTTTGAGGTCATAACATGAGTTTGAGATGGCCTGGCGGTAAGCGATCTTCTACTTATACGTCGCCAACAGCGGCGACGGCCGTTGGAATATGGAATACCAATACGCAAGCGCAATCTAAACAAGGTGGAATTTGGCCAGGTTCTCCAACGCCAACGGTTGACTATCTTGTGGTTGCTGGCGGCGCTGGCGGTGGATGTAACCACGCTGGTGGAGGTGCCGGCGGTGGTATGAGAACCGCAACAAGTTTTTCTGTTACGGCCGGTGTTTCAATTACTGTGACAGTAGGTGGAGGCGGGGCTGGAACAGCATCTAAAGCCAACCAAGGCGCATCTGGCGGAAATTCTGTATTTTCAACAATTACTGCGGCTGGTGGTGGTGGTGGCGGTAACAGACATGACGGCGCTCACTCTGGAAAACAAAACGGTGTAGCAGGTGGCGCGGGTGGCGGAGGTGGTGGCGAAGACGGAACTGCTGGAACGGGTGGTGCTGGCAACACGCCAAGCACATCTCCAACACAGGGGGCAACTGGCGGGGCTGGATGCGTTGGTGGAGTTCTTGCCGCTGGTGGTGGCGGAGGTGGTGGCGGTGCTTCTGGTTTAGGAGGTGGAGCCGCAAATGGCGGATCAGGTGCTGGCGGTAATGGCGGCGCCGGAACTTCAAGTGATTATGCTGATGGAGTGACAAGTGTTTATTATGCTGGTGGTGGTGGCGGCGGTACATATATTGGCAGAACTGTGGGCACAGGCGGTACAGGAGGAGGCGGTAATGGTGGATCAGACGCAACTGGCACAATTGCAACAAGTGGAACAAATCAACTTGGCGGTGGTGGCGGCGGCGGTGGCGCAAACTCCGGCGCCGGCGGCAATGGCGGTGATGGCATAGTGATTATTCGTTATTCAGATGCATATCCAACTGCAACGTCAACAACAGGCTCACCCACGGTAACTACAACAGGCGGATACAGAATCTACAAATGGACTGCTAGCGGCTCTATTACGTTTTAAGGAAGATATGGCATATTTTGCACAATTAAGCAATCAAAACGAAGTTATCAATGTCATTGTTGTAGACGACAATGAGCTTAAAGACGAGAATGATGTTTTACAAGAATACAAAGGGTTGGCATTTTTAATTGGTTGGTCTAATGGACATACCAACTGGAAGCAGACTTGGAAAGAAGGCGGCCAACGTAAAAATTACGCTGGCATTGGCCATACCCATGATCCTCAACGAGATGCGTTCATCCCGCCCAAGCCATACCCGAGCTGGATACTGATTGAAGAAACTTGCCAATGGACTGCGCCTGTTGCCATGCCTGTAGATGACAAGTTTTACAACTGGGATGAATCTTCTTTAAACTGGATTGAAAGAGATATAACATGAGTTTAGTTTTTTCAGGAACTGATAGACTGTTAGATATCAATGATTCTAGCACAATTAAAATTGCAGTTGGCAGATTATAAACTGGCCAACTCCACTCGTTCCACAGCAGCCAGTTTTTGTTGTACACTGTCAATGTTCAGTGTGCTCCACAATCCAGGATGCATGGGCTTGGGCCATGTGCCCACAGCAATCCACGCATAGCCAATGTGTTCGTCGTTTAGTACAGGTTGAAATTCTTGATCCAATACACAAACCCAAGTGTGATATTCAAATATGCCATCTGCTGATGTGAATTTTTCTAACGGCATGAGTCGCCGATAGTCTGGGAAACTGCCCAATTCTTCCTGGCACTCACGTTCCATACCACCCAAGAGCGTTTCGCCTGTTTCTACCTTGCCGCCAGGCAAACCCCATGCGCCAGGGTGTTTCGCATCGTTTCTCAAGAGGTATAGATAGCGGCCAGTGTCACGGGCCAGGAACCAAACGCCCACTGCTTTTATAGTACTAGGCTCCAGGTGCCTGCTGGGTATTCGCCCTGATAACTTTTGGTCCATTCTGCTCCAGTCCATTCATATTGTGTACCAGTAGTTATGTTGGTCACATACTGTACCGCAGTTTCTCCCTCACTCACAAACGACACACGCCAACGTGCGCCATCCCACTCAATGATGTCATTTGCCTTGGCTATCAATGGCTGTCCGGCTGTGCCTGCCCAAGCAGCAGGATTGGCCACGTTGTCATAGTTACCAGTACTTTCAGTCAGTAAGTAACGCACACCTGTAACAGGTGATGGCAAGCCGTCTCCAGGCCCGCTGATCAAAGGATCAATGATAGCGTCAATTGGATTGAGAGTATTTTGTGGTGCTGTGTCTCCATCAGGAGTGAATATGACCAGTCTATCATCGTCAGGATTGATCACAATGGTACCAATTATGGGCGGGCTGTTGCTGTCTGGCGGAGTTTCGACAGGACGATTCAATCTAATCTGACTGATGCCTGGACGCAACACCCCATAAGCCGAAATCACAGAAGGCCATAAAAGTGGAGAGTTGGCCACAATAGCAGTGGGATCTAGGTCAGCATAGGCACCATTAGGCACTATGGTTCTAGCCGGCAACACTTGGATTTGATTGTCAATCACAACCAGTTTGTAACCCCACGGTGTGAACATGGGGCGAGTTCCCAGCAATAAATCGTTGTTGGTGATGGCATCGGCTGCATCACCCTGTGCATCAAAGATGCCGGCAATGATGCGTTCTACCACACCCAGTTTCTTGATCTTGGCCGGAGATGATATCCAGATGGGCATGGAGAATTTTAGGCTGGCAATGTCAATTGGATTTTCTGTGCCCTGCGGAATGGTTCTTGAGCTCCAAGTTGATTGATCCAAATACATCACACTCAAACTTGACCAGTCAATGTAGTTGTCGGTACTTTGCAGTTCTAGCGAAGGATTGAACAGTGTTAAGATTTGTTCAAACAATTGCAATTTCTGATTGGTGTTTGATGTCCAAATGTCTAGTGTAATACTCAACTTGTATGGCACAGGCATCAGTCGTTCAATAGTAAACGCATTGCCTTGTGTGGTGTCATATGTTTCTGTTTCAGTATCATATGTGCGTTGTCGCACTGAGAATCTGTCCACAAAGGTGGGATCTTGTATGCGTGGACGATCGTATTCAAGATTGTTGATGTAAAAAGTCATCAAGGGAGTTGATGGCAGGGCACTTGCTGAGTTTTCTTGAATGATAGTTTGTGCATTGCGACTAGAGTCTCCATACCGCACAGGCACACGCAACAGAGTGGCCTTGTTTACGCCGTCAGTTTCGTTGCCGTACTCAATTTGGAACCCTGAAAAGATTCTGGTGAATTGCAGCAGGAACCTGCGTATTTGAGAATCATAAAAAAATTGTTGCATGTTTATCTTGAATATGGTGGTGGTGGATTGGGTGGCAAGAAGCCACCTTGGTCGCCATTGTCTGCTTTGGGTTTGAGAGCTTGACTCAAACTCTGACGCTGTGGTACGGCACCCAAGTCATTGGTATTGGTAGTGTATGTATTGTTCACAAAGCCCGAGCGTTGTGTTTGATTGGTTGCGGCATTGTCTAGTTGTGTTCGCACTTTTTCCTCTATCTTGACCCATGTTCTTCCGTTGTAGCGGAACAGCCGATTGGGTTTGTAATCCAGTCTCAAACAATAATCGCCACTCACAGCATTGGCCGGAAAACTCACACCGGGTGTAACAGGCAAGCCGTTAGGTGCAAAGCCATCACCAGTTAGATAGCCTACAGTGTAGCCATCTGCTCGCGGAGTGATGTTCATGCCGCCTTGTGTGCCATCCACTGTGGTGCCGTCTATTGTGCTCAAACTGGTTGGGTTGGCAGGTTGTCCATCTTCAAGTGTGGCCACAACATAAAACTTTTCAACGTCATAGCCACTGAGTGGAACTTCCACATTGGCCTGAGCCAGTATATCGTCATTGATCTGTTGATCTTTGGGTCTGGTGCTCTGCATGTCAGAGATTGTGGGCGGAGTATACTCAGTCCAATAAGTTGTGTCTGTAATTTCTGTGCCAGCAGGAACATTTCTAGTGGCTCGGTAATACACATCACCGTAGTTCACAATACTGCCACTGGGATAGAAATCACCTGGATCCCAAATGTATTCAGACACAAATGGTTTGTCTAGTATGCTGTTGTATTCTTGTGCGTTAGTGAGTGGTGTGGCTTTAATACGCCACAAGTGCGGCAACCAAGTTTGGCTGAATCCTTCCCCTGCAAAGTTGGCATCTTGGATCACGTAGTATCTAGGCAAGGCCAATGGCAAGGCAGCGTTTAGGGGGTTGTAATCTTTCAGGTTTGGCACTTCAATAACATCACCGTTCATGAGCTTGCGACCAAGTGTATCTATCATTGAATTATAATGGAACGTAACAAACAGCGTGTCCGAGTTCAGGAACAATCCAAATTGGGTCAAGTCAAAATCTACATCTTGCACACGATACACACCACGCATGATATAGATGTCTGGATCATATACTCTATCACGGTTTTCCAGCAACAACAAATCCTGAATGTTTAGCGGACTTTGATCATCATAAATGGGCTGTGTGACGTCATAGTTGCCGCTCACAGCAGAATCTTGCCCGCCAGTTTGTGGACCCAAATATTTGTGGATGAAGATGTCGAGGCCACCAACCGTATATTGTTCTCGGATAGTACGATCAAAAAATTGATAATCTCGAGTCCGGTTGGGCCGGTACATACTTAATCTTGGAATTTTAGTTCTCCTTTGCTATCATTAAAGATCATACAGTATTTATAGGCAGGTTGACCAATAATTCCAATCCTGTTATACTTTGGGCATGAAAGTAGTTAAACTGGACCGTAGATTCCGCCAATTCAAGCACGGGCATGTAATTGCTATGCGATGTGATACTTGGCTTGGGGAAGGCGTTCCTCTTGAAAAAATATGCTGTGCCAAACTGGGCGGCCGAGGCTACATGCCCGACAATGACTGGCATGCTTACTTTGGCAAGGCTAACGGTCGCAGATTCCGTCCGTTCTGGATTTCTTTCCGCAGGGAAACAGATCTTACTTTAGTACTACTTTCTGCCCAATTGACCAATAATGCCTAACGTGCTATAATACACACTTGTTCACTACAGGAGCCTGTATGCAAAAGGCAGCAAATTTTGTTGCAAAGTACTCTACTGCCAACAAGTCCAAGGCAGTTGTACCCTATGACAAAATAAAAGCCACAGAAAAATGGCTGGAGTACAGTTTGGACATTGTTGACATGAATAAAATTTTGATGAAGTCAGATTTTAACACCAAATGGAAATTAATGGAGGCATTGGACATTGCAGAACGCAAACGCAAATACATGTACAACCACAAAAACTTTGAACTCAAACGTGCCATGCGTTTGTTTGACCTCTGCCGAGATTTAACTACAAATAAGTAAGGACACACATGAGCACCACATTCAAAATTAAACTGCTAAATCCCCGCAGTTCTGACACCAACATCTTGGGCATGGAGCCAACTTGGCAGGTCCAGCCCACAGAGTATCGCACCAGCCGATTGAGCAAAGCATTCTCCTGGTACAACTACTTTTACGGCAAAAAAGATGCCCGGGACATGATTGTGAACTACCTGGAAGCACATGACCGCAAGGCAGATGTGCGACTGCTCAAGGGCATTCCAGATTCAGCAATTCGACTGACCACAGGTTGGTTGTGCCGCATGAGCATGGTGGGCTTGGAATTGCATGATGCAGAACAACTCAAATTGCAAAACCAATTGCGAGAAATACTAGACAGCAAGCAGGCCGAAGTCACAGAAGTCACAGAAGAACCGGCTGTGGCCAAGCCCAACATCCAGGACCGCCTGCGCGAAAAAGCGTCAGAGTGCAATGGCGAACTGGATGGCATGTTTGACGAGTTCATGTTGAGCGGTGCCAAACTGACAGCAGACTTCAAACCCGTTACAATCATGCGTGGGCTTAATGTAGCACCGCAAATGATCAGCCAAATTTTGGACAACTGGAAGCGCAAACTCTCAGAATTTGATGCAGTGATTGAAGGCAAGGATGCACAATTGGTTGAAGCATACAGCCATCTTTCCAAAATACAACTTCGCAATGTTGTGAAGTTTTGTGAAGCAGTTATAAATGACTGTGGTGCTTATGTGCAGATCAAGAAAGTAGAACGCAAACCACGCAAGGTCAAGGCGGTGCCACCAGAGAAACGTGCGGCCAAGTTTAAGATGCAGGCAGAATTTGCCGAACTCAAACTCAAGAGCCAGCCAGCCGCAAGTCTTGTGGACAAATCAGAAGCATGGTTGTACGACAGCAAAAAACGCAAGCTCATCCACCTTGTGGCAGACAGCCACACACAGGCATTCACTGTGAAGAACAACTCAATCATTGGGTTTTCAACTGTGGAGACTGTACAAAAGACCCTGCGCAAGCCAGCAGAACAGCTCAAGGGTATTGTGGGAGCAGGCAAACCAGCCGCCCGCAAAGCATTCAAAGATATCAACACCACTGAAACTGCATGGAATGCCCGTGGCACAGAGAATTTAGTCATCCTTAAAAGCTGGTAAATATTGGCCTCACTGGTCCAATATGTATAAAATAGTAGATGACAATCCAACCGACTCACGCAAACTCATCGCTAACACTGAGTTCTACATCACCAATGTTTGTAATCTAAATTGTTTTAATTGTAATCGCTTTAATAATTTTGATTTCAAAGGATATCAAAAATGGAGCGATTACAAAGAGATTTATACAGAATGGTCACGGCATGTAAGACTGCAACGAGTAACCATACTGGGTGGTGAACCGTTGCTCAATCCCACAATTTTGGATTGGATTGACGGTATTAATGGTCTATGGAATATTCCTGTACAGATTTTGACCAACGGCACTCGCCTAAACAAGATTGCTGGCTTGTATGACCGCCTGGTTAACCCAATAGATCCTAACAAACCAGGAATTAAAAATTGGATAGGCGTGAGCTTGCACAATCATAATGATCTTGATCGGTGTTTTGAAGAAGTAAAAAGTTTCTTGCACGGAGACGTTAGATATTACCACCACACAGATCCACTCAATGTTGACAATGCAATGACCTTTGGTGCTTCGCATGCGTTTGTTGACAGCAATGATGTTAGAATACCCATATGGGAATATGACAGTTTTTATAGAGCCGCAGTGCATTTGAACGACCATGGAAAATTTACGTTGTACAATAGTGATCCAGATAAGTCGCATAGTGCTTGTGGGTTTGCAATGTTTAAATGTTATCACTTTATACGAGGATCTTTATATAAATGCGGACCGGTAGCATTGTTTCCAGAGTTTGATGCTCAACATCATTTAGACATCACAGATCAAGATCGAGATTTATTAAAAAGTTATGCTCCGTTGCAGGTAGACCAGTTTGCTGATCGTGGCGTAACTTTTCTTAACGACATCGACCAAGTGATTCCTCAATGTAAATTTTGTCCTGAGTTTTCTCGTGATGAAGAAAACTCGGTGGTATTTGCTACATTAAAAAAGACTGGTAGCACCAGCGGATTTGAATAATGACAACAGTATTATTAACGTTGGGCGACAGTTGGCCCGAAGGTGTAGAATTAAAATCAACTGATCGACGCTATGGAGAAATATTAAAACAACTTCTAGAATTTGATGAATTTTACAATTATGGACAAGGCGGTTCTAGTAACGAGCATATGATTCTACAATTGCAAAATTATTTTGAAAATCATTATCGTACAGATCATCAAGTCACTGCTGTGTTTTTTTTAACCAACCCACATCGCACAGCGTATTTTCCGCCAGATGCAGGTTTCAATGTTCATGGACATCACCGACAGAACTGGAACCAAGAAGCCAAAGAAGTTTTTATGAAAAATTGGTTGCATTTTTATTCTGACAAAAATGCAGTCATGAGAAGTAGTATTGCAATTACTGCACTGCAACAGTGGTGCAAGTTGCACAACATTGATGACTATTATTTTTCTGGTTGGATAAAATATACACAATGGTTACCAATGGTTAACACTGACAAAATATGGGCAAAAGGTCTGGAAACCGCCGCAGACTGGTTTGGTGCAGCCAATCACAATGGCGAACATTTGACAAATGTTGACAATAACCAGTACATCCGCCCTAATTATGCACATCCAAATCAGCTAGGACATGATATGATTGCTAACAAATTAAGAACATGGATCGACCGCAACAAGATAAACTAAATATAGGGACACGGAGTCCCTATGGCAGAACAGCAAGACACATTACCTCAGCTCAAGCAAACTCTTATTGAGTATGTACAACTTCAACTGGGCAGCCAAATTATTGATTTGGAATTAGATCCAGCGCATTACGAAGCCGCATATACCAAAACACTTGGCACATATCGTCAACGAGCACAAAATGCCTATGAGGAAAGTTACAGTTTTTTCGACCTAGTCAAAGACGAAAACATCTACACACTGCCGCAAGAAGTTGTGAGTGTGAGACAGTGTTTCCGTAGAACATTTGGCGACTCAACTGGACCGTTTGCTTCAAATTTTGATCCGTTTGCGCAGGCATCGATGAATGTTTACCTGATGAACTTTAACGTGGCTGGTGGTCTTGCTACCTATGACTTTTACAGTCAGTATGTTGAATTGGCAGGTAGAATGTTTGGAGCCTATTTCAATTACACATATAATCCTGTAACAAAGAAATTGCAGTTGATCCGTGATCCTAAAAGCACCGGTGAATCTGTGCTTATTTGGACATACAATTTAAAACCTGAAATCAATCTCTTAAGTGACTTCCAAATATCACAATGGATCCGTGACTACATGGTAGCCAACTGCAAAATGATCATTGGCGAAGCCCGAGAGAAGTTTGGCACTATTGCTGGCCCACAAGGCGGCGGCACCCTAAATGGCACTGCCATGAAAGCTGAAGCACAAACCCAAATGGACGGCATGCTCGAGCAACTCAAAATGTATGTAGATGGTTCACAGCCTTTGACCTGGGTAATTGGTTAATACAGCATAGACACACAGTCATAAATCTGTTATAATCATCAAATGGACCTGATGATTGATCTTGAGGGCTTGGGAACAGGCCCCGACACTACTATTCTTACTATTGCCGCCCAGGCATTTGATCCGTTTGGCTCTGGCCACTACGAGCAATCATTCTATGCCAGGGTCACACTGGAAAGTCAAGAAACTCGTAGCATACAGCAAGGCACCATAGAGTGGTGGGCCACGCAACCTGCTGTGGTGCGTGACGAAGCATTTGCTGAAGAAGACCGTATACCCCTAGATGAGGCACTGGATGGACTGGGTAAATTAATTTGGCATGCCAAGCGTGTGTGGGCACAAGGTCCAACATACGACATGAACATCCTGGAACATGCCTACAAGAGTTATAACAAACCCTTGCCCTGGCAATACTACATGGTGCGTGACAGTCGCACAGTGTTTTCATTATGGCCCGAACAACCCATGCCTCCTACCACACACCATGCACTAGAAGACTGCCGCAGACAAATTCACATGCTACAAAATACACTTAAATATCTCAACGTTCAGGAGTTAAAATGATTATTGGTATCTGTGGATTCATTGGGTCTGGTAAAGACACTATTGCTGACTATTTGGTAAATTTACATCACTTTCGCAGAGAAAGTTTTGCTTCGACTCTTAAAGATGCTGTGGCCCAAGTGTTTGGGTGGGATAGAACCATGCTGGAAGGGCGCACAAAACAAGCCCGTGAATGGCGCGAGCGTGTGGATCCATGGTGGGCAGAACGACTGGGCATGCCCACACTAACACCACGTTGGATCCTGCAATACTGGGGCACAGAAGTATGCAGAGCAGGATTTCACGATGACATCTGGATTGCCAGCTTGGAAAACAAACTGCGCCACAGTCAAGATGACGTTGTGATCTCAGACTGTAGATTTCCCAACGAAATTTTGGCCATTAAGAACGCTGGCGGACGTGTGGTGCGTGTGGTGCGTGGCACCGAGCCTGTATGGTACAATTCAGCTGTGAGTGTTAATCGTGGCGCTAATGGTAACTCAACATGGGCGCTAAGTCAGCGCAAGTTAGAAAAACTAGGTATTCATGCAAGCGAAACTGCCTGGGTGGGTACAGAGTTTGATGCTGTGTTAGACAATAACGGCACTCTTGATGACCTGTATCAGCAGGTCAAGAGTCTGGCTCAAGATCGCCCTGTCGCCATGCAAGATCGCTCTTAGACAACTCTACTTCGCAGTTTCTGCAAACTGACTTGAGATTCTTGAGTACAGCATTGTTTAAGTTACCGTCTATATGATACACAAAGATTTGTGCTGCATATTTGGCTTTGAATCCACAACGATCACAACTCATTTTTTTCTTATAACCCGCCGACTTCCACCGCGGCTCTCTAGGTTTTAACCCACGCCCTTTCCTAGCACAAGTCTCGCACCGTGATCGATAGTGTGTGATGTCCTCACGTTTGTAGTTTACCGCACAGGGGCGTTGGTGGCAGGCTTGACAAATGGGTCTCATACGGTATTTAGCGCCAGGACCTTGGGCAAAGGTATTCAAAACGGCTGTTTTTTTCAAGGTCTCTATAAATATTAGAACTTGAAAAGGATTCAACCATGGCTCTAATATCACCCGGCGTACAAGTAACAGTAATTGACGAAAGTCAATATATTCCATCAGCAGTCAATACAGTACCATACTTCTTGATTGCCACAGCGCAGAACAAAGTTTCTGGCACTGGTGTTGGAGTAGCAGCTGGTACCACAGCGGCTAACGCTAACAAAACATATTTAATCACCAGTCAGCGTGATTTAACAGCCACATTTGGTGTACCATTCTTCTATAACACAACTACTGGCACACCTATCAATGGTTACGAACTGAACGAATACGGTTTGTTAGCTGCTTACAGTGCGTTGGGCATTTCAAATCGCGCTTATATTCAGCGTGTGGATGTTGATCTGACTGAACTCACAGCCAGTTTAACACGACCAACTGGAACACCAAATGATGGTGCTTATTGGTTGGATACCTCTACATCTTTATGGGGAATTCAAGTTTGGAATCAAAGTACTGGAACATTTACAGTAACAACTCCGTTGGTAATTACAGACAGTGCAGATGTTACAGAAAGCACCAGCGGCGTAACTGGACAAACAGTTTATACTCCTCTTAATACTGTAGGCAGCATTGGAGACTATGCTGTAGTTTCAACTGGTGGCGATGACATTTATAATGTTGGTTGGTACAAAAATGATAGTAATGCTTGGGTAGCCATCGGGGATGCTGCTTGGCAAGTGTCTTGGCCCACAATTCAAGGCAATGTTACCAATCCTACACTTACCGCAGGGCAAAGTATTTTTATCAACGGCACGTCAGTTGCTGTGCCTGCAAGTCCCAGTAACACCTTGGCTGGATTTGTAGCTGCTGTTAACTCAGCAGCCATTACAGGTGTAACTGCTGACTCGTTAAATGGCCAATTTGTTATCTATGCTGATGACACAGCAACCAATGACGGCAGTACTGCTTCAGGTGGTATTGTTAGTATTATTCCTAATGCCAGCGGCACAGCATTATGTGATGCACTTGGAATTTTTGCAATTGAATATTTGACACCAATTTATATTGCAACATATAGTTATGATGCTCCGCGTTGGAGAACCACTGATACCAGTCCAAGACCAACAGGATCTGTATGGAACAATGTCAGTCCAGCCAATAATGGGTTAGCATTGCAAGTTAAAGAATATAGTGCAACTCTAGGCGAATGGGTGTTAAAGACTACCCCAGCGTACTCTAGCACTTCTTTTGCCCTTTATGGATTAGATCCCACTGGCGGCGGTAAAAATATTCCAGTTGGCACATTGATCGCAATATCTAAATCCAACAGTCAAGAAGCATATCCGTTATTTTCTTTTGGATTTCAAATATTAGAACAAGTTGTATTTGGCCAGATGATTGCAACAGGAACCACAACTCCGGGTGCAAATGGCGATGCATTGTTTACTGCTGGAAATAAATTCACAATGGAAGCAACAGAAGCAGGCACTACAACCAATAACGAAGCAACTATAACCCTGTCGGGCACCAGCATTGCCAGTTTTATTGCTGATGTCAGTGCCGCCAATATACCTTATGTGTCGGCCAGTGTAAACAGTGCAGGAAATATTGTGTTTACTCACAGCCAAGGTGGATTGATTTCATTGTCTCCTGTGTCTGGGTTTGGAACTCCGATCGTTACTGCTGGATTTACTGATGCAACACCATTCTGCCGTCCGTCAGCAAGAATTGTTACTACATTAATTTTGAGTAATTTTTGTTCTGCTACAGAATTCACATACACTCCCAGCGACACAGCACCTTTCCAAGATCCTGCTGATGGAAAATTGTGGTACTTTTCAACAGCCAGTCAAGTGGATATTATGATCCAGAACGCCGGCACATGGCAAGGTTATCAAAACGTTTCCAATGATACTCGTGGTTACGACCTTACATTTACCAATGCTGCTGGTCCAATCTGTGCTGCCACAGCGCCTACTACACAAACTGATGCATCAGCAAGTGCATTGGAGTATGGAGATTTGTGGGTTGACACCAGCGATCTAGAAAACTATCCCAAGTTGTATCGTTGGGAGGCAGTGAACGCAGTGGATCAATGGGTATCGGTTGATACTACTGACCAAGTCACACAGAATGGTGTGTTATTTGCTGATGCTCGTTGGGCACCAAACGGCACCACAGACCCTGTAAGTGGCGCAATTCCGACCATTGTGAGCTTGTTGACCAGCAATTACTTGGATTTGGATGCTCCTGACCCTGCGCTATATCCACAAGGCATGTTGTTGTTTAACACACGCCGTTCGGGCTACAATGTCAAGAGTTATCAAAGCAATTACTTTAATGCTACTTCTTATCCTGATGACACCTTACCAGCCGTGACCGACACTTGGCTCACAGTAAGTGGCAACAAGCAAGACGGCAGCATGTATGCAGGTCGTTTGGCACAACGTCAGATGATTGTGGAAGCAATGAAGTCAGGTATTGACACTAGCCAAGGTGCTAGAGAAGATACTGCATTATATACACTAATTGCAACACCTGGCTACCCAGAGTTGATTCCTAACATGATTGCACTCAGCAACGAGCGCAACAACACATTGTTTGTGGTTGGTGATACTCCAATGCGCTTGCCAGCCACAGGCACTGACATTACAACATGGGCTACCAACAACAATGGATTGGGCACTGTGGCCGGAGACGGTCAATCTAGCACCAGCAACTATGCTGCTACATTCTACCCAAGTTGTACAACCACAGACTTGAGTGGTAACACTGTGGTAACAGCACCAAGTCACATGATGGTTAGAACAATCATCCGCAGTGACGAAGTGAGCTATCCATGGTTAGCACCTGCTGGTACACGCCGCGGTGTGGTAGACAATGCCACACAAATTGGTTACATTGACGGTGCTACAGGTGAGTTCCAGCCAATTGGTGTGAATCAAGCCCTGCGTGATGTACTGTACAGTTTGAATGTTAACCCAATTACATTTATTCCAGGGGTGGGCATTACCAACTTTGGTAACAAAACATCCACCACAACTACCACAGCATTGGATCGTATCAACGTTGCACGCTTGGTTGCATTCTTGCGTGGACGCCTGGAAGAAATTGGTAAGTTGTATCTGTTTGAACCTAACGATCAGATCACACGTAATGAAATCACCAACACTTGCAACAGCTTGATGGTTGACTTGATTGCCAAACGTGCTATCTATGACTACTTGGTTGTGTGTGACTTGAGCAATAACACACCGGCTCGTATTGACCGCAACGAATTGTGGGTTGATATTGCGATTGAACCAGTCAAGGCTGTGGAGTTCATCTACATTCCTCTGCGTATCAAGAACACTGGAGACATAGCAGCAGGCCTGTAAAAATGGGGTCCTTGGACCCTATTTTTTGACCTCAAGTCTAAGATAAATAAAACTAGGAGATATATACAATGCCAAGTTCATCATTAAACAAAATGACAGTACCGCTTGCAAGCGATCAATCAGCAAGCACCCAAGGTCTGTTAATGCCAAAACTTAGATATCGCTTTAGAGTGATGTTTGAGAATTTGGGAGTTTCGACACCAACAACCGAGTTAACCAAGCAGGTAGTGAGTTTTGCTCGACCTAACTTGACGTTTGAACCAATCACATTACCAATTTATAATTCAACACTGAAGTTGGCTGGTCGACATAGCTGGGCAGACGTTGCTGTTGAGATTCGAGATGATGCATCAGGAAATGTGTCAAAGTTAATTGGCGAACAGATTCAAAAGCAAATGGACTTTTTAGAAATGAGTTCAGCTGCATCTGGTATTGATTACAAGTTCTTAACAAAGTTAGAAATGCTTGACGGTGGCAATGGTGCTAACGAACCAGTGGTACTTGAGTCGTGGGAATTGTATGGTTGCTACATTGTGAGTGCAGACTACGGTCCAATGAACTATGGTACCAACGAAGCAGTGGCAATCACCATGAACATTTCTTATGACAACGCCAACCAAGGCAACCAAGGCGGTGGCGGCATTGGTGGAGTTATTGGTCGTACTATAAACGATGTTGTTACCGGTATCGGCACAGCACCGTAAGGCATAACAAATGTCTAGCTTCGGCCAAGACTTTCTTAAAGGTTTTACTGCGACAAACAGCTTGCGTGATTACACTCACGCAAGTAAAACTTTTCGCACCAATGCCTACGAACTAAAACCCAGATTTAAATTTTTATTCCATGTTCAGTTCACACTGAATGTGAATGAGATTCAAAAAATGTCAAATGCCACAATTTTTGAACCAACACAACTTTCAACATTGAGCTTGGCAGTAAAAACTGTTGATTTACCTAAATATACCATTGACGTTGCCACATTAAATCAATACAATCGCAAACGTATTGTTCAAACCAAAATCAACTATGATCCAGTAAACATTACATTTCATGATGATGGTGGCGACAACATCCGTGAAATGTGGTATCAGTATTATTCATACTACTACAAAGACCCAGCACAGAAATACATTAGCAATGCTCCAGTGACCAATGGATCAATAGGTAATATACAAACCAAAGACAATGGATTCAGTTACAACAACCGAGACATTTATTCACAAAATCGTGTAGGCAGTGTGAGCGACTGGGGATACATTGGCGAAAACTTCCTGGATGGTACCAGCTCAGCTAGTGGCAAGCCGCCATTCTTCAAAGACATACAGATCATTGGATTTGATCAGCACAAGTACGCCAGATACATCTTGATTAATCCGTTAATCACAAATTGGAATCATGACACCTACGATTACGCACAAGGCAATGGTACCATGCAACATACCATGACCATACGTTACGAAACTGTGAAATACCTCAATGGCGGTCTTGGCGGCGGCGCAGGAAAATCAGATTCAAATATTGGTTGGCCAGATACGGCACATTATGACACCACTCAAAGTCCATTGGCTCGTGCAGGATCTACCGCCAGTATATTTGGTCAAGGTGGTTTGTTATCTACTGGAGAAGGTATTATGGCTGATCTAGAAAAAGGTTCAGTTGCAGGTTTGATTGGTGCTGCACAAAAAGCTGGCGCTGCATATAATACATTCAAAGGCAAAAATCTAAAGTCTATTGTTCAAAGCGAAGCTGTGTCATTAGGCAAACAAGTAATCAGTCAAAATGGTGCTGGCGCAGTCAAGTCAGTGATAAACAAAGCTGATGGATGGCTGTTTCCTGTACAGTCAACACAGCGAGCAATTGTTCGAGCGTATAATACTCCGGGTGCTGCTGAGATTTTAGCAGGCGGAGGCGGAGTATAATGTCTACAGGTTCAGTAAATTACACCAACACTAACATTGATCAAACAGTAAGAATTTTTGACAATTTCTACAAGTATGAGGCCAATGTGCCGTCAGCTGAGTATGACATTGTGTTGAGTTTTTTCAAACAGCAAATGGGAGATGCTAGAGTAGCAGGCAACTTTACTGTGAGTTTGTTTCAGGTAGCCGAGCAAACAAACATTCCTGCACTTACTCTATTAGATAGTTTTCAAGGCACTAATATAATGACCATCAATCTCAACATGGCCTACTATCTAAACAACATTCGTAGCAGAGCCACATTGCTGGGTGTGAATGCACAGCCAGTGCCCAACTTCTATGCTGCCAGAACAGTGTTGCAATGAGCAAGTGGGCACAGGGTCAATACCAAGTTATCAACCCTAAGAAATATGTGGGACAGGGCATGCCCAGATATAGATCAGGATGGGAACATTCATTCATGCGATTTTGTGACACCAATGACAACATCATGCAATGGGCCAGTGAAAGCATTCGCATACCTTATTTGCATCCATTAACTGGCAAAATGACCACCTATGTGCCAGACTTTTTGATCACTTATAAAACTCGCGACAACACACTTCGAGCAGAATTAATTGAAATCAAACCTAAAGGCCAAAGTTCAATAACAGAAGGCCAAAAGCCCAGAGACCGTGCTGTGGTAGCTGTAAACTATGCCAAATGGGACGCTGCTACCAAATGGTGCAAAAATCAAGGCCTGACTTTTAGAGTGATAACAGAAGACGATATGTTTAAGAACGGTAAAGCATAGCCACTAAATATGGCATGACCCGTAAACTTGAAGAATTATTCGACCTTCCGCCCACTTCAAAAGAAGTAGATACATCTGTTCCCTCTATTCCAGACAACAGAGAAAAACTTGCAGTAATCAATGACGCAATAGATAAAATTGATGCAGCGTTACCCATGGTGAAAGGGTTAGAAGCCACTGATATGGAAATGGATGATTTGGCTAAAAAAGCAACCGATAGCTATGATGAGTTGATGTCATTGGGCATGCAAGTTGACTCAAGATTTGCAGCAGAAATATTTTCAGTAGCCAGCAACATGCTGGGCCATGCTATCACGGCCAAAACAGCCAAACTGGACAAAAAACTCAAGATGATTGATCTGCAGATGAAAAAAATGCGATTGGATCAACAGCAACTAGACAAAGACCCCGAAGCCACTGCACAACAAGGGCAAGGCCATGTGCTTAGCCGCAATGAATTACTGGAAAGAATTCTGGGCAAGAATCAAAATGCTCAAAAAGAATAAATATATCACAGGAACCTGACATGAAACCATTTGCCAAATATCTAGCAGAAAGTGAACGCACATACGACTATCGTATCAAAATGTGTGGTCGCATTCCAGACGATCTTGTGCGTCAACTCAAATCAAAACTGGATCAATTTGATCCAGCCAAACTGGGCGACGTCAAGACCACTCCCATACAAAAGATCCTTACAGACTTTCCAAACAACCAGAATGATGCTGTGACCATGTTTGATGTGAGTTTTAAGTATCCAGCAATTGAACCACAGATCAAACAGTTGTTTCAAATGTTAGGTGGTGACCCTAATCTTATCGTAATGCAAACACAACCACATGTGGATGGACTTGTTGACGAGATGGACCGGATTGAATCTGAAAACAAAGACTTGTTAGCAGACACAGACTATCCTGCTCCTGATGCTGAACAACGAGCACTCAAGAAAGACTATTCAACCGGACCATACGATCATGCTGTGTTGAAGAATGCTTACCGCAGTGATTTCACAGTGGCTGGTGGTCGGACACCTCCTGCCAAGACCACTAACCAACTTCCCCAGGGCAACAAAAGCCCTATGACCACTATCAAGCGTCAACCCAAGCCCGCTACCGGCGCCAACCCAAGAGGATAATGAAATGACATTTTTTTACGACTTAAACAAAAAGCTGGACGAGATTCGTGCCACACCTAGCAAGACACATGGCCAGTTAAACGAGCGCGACATGGGCAAGCACAACAATGCCACAACAGGCTTCAAAGCACTGGCTAAGAAAGCTGGCGGCGGTGAAAAAGGCAACAAGATTGCCGGTGCACAATTCCAGAAGATGAAGAAGGCCGGTCAACTAGAAGAACAAACAGTTGAAGAAAGTCTTAAAGACAAAGCCAAGTTGGTAGGTCATTTGGCCAAAGATATGGCAAGAAAAGGTCTTGAAAAATTGGGGCACGGCGATGACGAAGCCATGCGCAAAGATTTACAAAAGAAAGTGGGCATGCCACAAACAGGCAAAAAGCCCGGTGCAATGGAAGCCGGTGCTCCAATGACAGGCAAGCAGAAGTCATTTGCTGCATTGGCACCACCTGCAGACAAAATTACTTTTGCTGACAAGATTGCAGGCGCTAAGAAAGAAGTTGACGAGCGCATTGGCGACGTGGCTGCTGAAGCTATTAAAAATGCATTGAGCCCAAAGCAAAAGAAAATTGACATGAACAAAAACGGCAAACTAGATGCCAACGACTTTGCTATGTTGCGTAAAGGCGGTAATAAACAAGTGGCTGACGAAGACAGCACTGATAATGCATTTACAGCGCACAAACGTCCTCGTGTTGACGCTCCTAAAGTTGGATCTGTTACACGTGGTCACAAACACGACATTGAACAAACTGCTACAGGCCGTAAAGTAACTCGCAGGGTAGACGACCAAGGTAATTCAGTAGGTGCTGATGATGCCAGTGATGCCGAACCACAAAAGCGTGGCCGTGGTAGACCATCAGGAACTGGCAGCAAGATGGGCGCCAAAGGACCATCAGGAAAATCAAAGTTAATGACCAAAGAAAATGACTTTGACCCAGCAGAAAAAGGCGAATATGATCAAGAAGGCGACATGGCAAAAGACAGCATCAAGACTGTGGTACGTCATGCTCAAGCCTTGGAAAAGATCCTGGGCGATGATGACAACTTGCCAGAATGGGTACAATCCAAATTGGCCAAGATTGAAAGTATGATGACTGCTGTGGACGACTACATGCAGAATCAAGAAGGCGACGATGAAATGGCTGTAGGCGAAGAGTCCACAAACAAGCGTGACAATCATGCTGAACGAGCCGGCAAGAAAGTTACCAAAGACATTGAGTACGAGAAGAAGAAAGATGGCATCCATGGTAAAAAACGTGGCTCAGAAGATGCCAAGGCCGAAAAAACCGGCAAGAAAGTTACCAAAGACATCGAGTACGACGAGAAGAAAGACAAAAAAGAAGACAAGCCTAAGAAAGTCAAAGAGCAAGGCGGCACAGATACCCCAACAGCATCAAGCGGCTTCTCATATGGAAAAGGCATTTACGATTCAATGAATCGTGAATTGGAAAAGATGATTGCTGAATCAATGAGCGTGAACATGAGTGACTCGACTGAAGGCGGCAAGAGTTTGACTATCACTGCTACAGACGAAGATGCATTAAAACTAGCAGGCCTGCTTAAAAATGCAGGCTTAGGTGGCGGCGATCAAATGGGTCAAGAAATGGGTCAAGAACACGGACACGGCGAAGAACCATGTCCCAGTTGCGGTATGAGCGATTGCGGGTGCGGCGACATTGACGAAGCCCTAGCTGAGAATAATCCTGATTGGCCCACAGACCAAGAAGGAACAGAAGATGCCATGATGTATAGTGGTGGATTGAACGGTCCTAAGTCAACTGGACAAACAACCGTTCCTGTGATTGCAGGACAAGAAGATCGCCAACACACATACGAAGATGACGAACAATTCAAGCGTGAACTTCGCAAGATGCTGGAAATGTCTGGTATTGAAGTTACTAACGAAATGCTAGAAGAAGGTTGGAGAGAAAAACTTGGTGCTGCAGGACTAGCAGGTGCAATGGCACTAGGTTCACTGGGTGCAGGTGCTGCACAAGCTGCCCCTCAGCAATCTACATCAGCACCAACTTCTGCTACCCAACAACAAAAACAAGATGTCTGGAGGCCTGCCTATCAACGTGCTGTTGCTTATTATCTGTCTACTAAGAATCCAGATTTTAAGAAGGAATTAGATAGCGCAGTCGAGGCACACCGGAATGCATCAATTGGTTCAAATCTAGCACCAAAGTCCGCTGAGCAACAAAAACAACTTGATTTCAAGCATAAAGATAGATTAGAACAAGTATTAAAAAGTTATGGTGCCATGGATGACTTGAGAGCAATAAAAGAACAAGAGCAAGTAATGGCTCTTGCCGAAGCCGAAAAGTGTGACGAGTCTGTGACAGAAAGTTTTGAACAGATGTTGAGCCGCATGCGTGACATTGCCGGCATTAAAGAAGCCAAGAAGCCCGACTTTTTAGACATGGACAAAGATGGTGACAAAAAAGAGCCAATGAAAAAAGCTGTTGCTGACAAAGAGAAAAAAGTTGAAGAAAGTATTTTTGCTTTGACCAATCAATGGAAAGCCTACAAGGGGTAAAATGATGACACCATACAGTGAAATTGCAGCCGAATTGGCACAACGCAAAGCCAATGAATATGTACCTCCGTCAATTCCTTCAGTGAGACAACAACCTGTGGACATTCCCGGAGTGATGTATCAAACTCGTGAACTATTTCAACCTGTGGTCAGTCAGCCCAACAAGGACGCCAAATGAGTCAAGCAAACGTTTATAGTACAGCATCCAATGCCACTTGGTACACAGACAAATGTGAGATTGTAACAGGCAATACATCGGTTACATATAATGTGTATGTCACTGCGTTGGGCACGGCTGCTGCCGTAGGTAATCTTTGGAGTGCAGCGCCACTTGTACCACCAAATAGCACCACGCAGATTTATGTAGGTGCTGGAAATAAGTTAACAGTCACAGGTGCTAACTTCACAGCCTCCGAACTTGGTACAGCCAGCTCGGCCCAATCAGGTGTGATTGGCTACGGTAGTGTCTGATGAGAGCCACGGAATTCATTCAAGAGTCAAGAGGTAAAATTACCAAACGCCAACAAAATGCAAGTGTTGGAATGAATTTGTTTTTTGACCCCAGCAGAACTGACAGCACTTACACACTAAATCGTGTGATGATGGCTGTGGCATGTACTGACGGAACATTTGTTCCAGATATGAATGATGAATCCTGGATTGGTAAAGATCGCAGCGCACATCCTTACACAGAAGAAGAACAACAAATGTTGGTCAAAGGATTTAAAGCTGCCGGTGCTGAATACAAAGACCTAAACAACGGCAACTTTAAAAGCGAAGAACTTCCGGGAGTGAATCTCACAAGTCCGGTCAAGGCATTCCAGGGCTATCCAAGATGAGAGCACGAGAATTTCTTCGCGAAGAAGCAACACTGCCGCCTGAGCAAGCAGACCCTATGAATCATGTGTTTGTGTTGCCTGGTGTACAATCTAGCGATCCGTATCAAATTTATCGACTGGGTGTGGCAATGGCTCGCGCTAGAAGTGATACAGGAACTGATGGTATTACCAACAACATACCTGCCTGGAGTGCCAAAGCAGCATTTGGTGAAGATGCAGTGATTGCTGGATTCAATGACAGTGTTGGGGCAATTATTGACCAAGCATTAACAATGTCTGGCTTGCCTGCTAAAAAAATACAAATAAGTACTCCAAATAGTTTAGAACCAGCATTGGTAAATCATACTAGCCCTGTAAAAGCATTTGCTGGCTATCCTAGATAATGACCAATCCGATACAAATGGAATTATTGTATAACACCTACAAATTTTAATATGAAAAAACTACTATTACTCTTACTGATCGTGCCTGTGCTGGCCATGGCACAACCCAAGCAACGTCCTGGCGTTACATATGACGCTGTGATCACCAGAGTCATAGACGGTGATACTGTGGCATTCCAGGCAGACTTTTTGCCTGCACCACTCAAGAAAGAACTCAGTATTAGAGTTTTTGGAGTTGACACTCCTGAAAAAGGATTCCGCGCTCAGTGTGCCAGTGAAGCGCAGCGTGGCGAAGCAGCCTCGGCCTTTACCAAAGCAGCCGTTGCTCAAGCCACTCAACGACAGATTGTGCTTATTGACTGGGACAAATATGGTGGTCGTGTGTTGGGAGATGTTCTGCTAAACGGGCAGAGTCTACGTCAAATGCTTATTGCCAACGGGTTTGCCCGCGAATACTACGGCGAAGCAAAGCAAAGCTGGTGTAACTAAACGCCAAACAACAAAAATGCGAACGGGCTGAATAATTGAAAGTGTTTGATTTTGTAACACCGCATGTGCAGCTCATTAAAGGACTGAACAATGGCCATAGAATGTTGCCAGACAACAGTATAGTGTTAACCGGCACTCCTTACACTAGGATTGATCGAAACTCCTGGGCAGAGTTTTATGCAAGTTTACAAGTTTTACGAGATCAGTCAGTTATGGACACGTATGTGTTTGTTGATGCCAGTTGGGATCCTATATTGATATCCACACAAGATTGTGTGGATAATTTGTCACTTATTAAAGATTTTTTTCCAGGTGCTAAAGTTGCTGTACTCAGCAGCCGCTGCCAACATTGGTTTGATAACATTCCGGGATTGATCTACTATCCAACGTTTGCAGCCATAGTTTATAACTGGCCTACACACCACGCCCGATCAAAACGCATTGGCTGTCTTAATAGAGCACCTAGTCCTCATCGATTGTGGTTGATGCATTCATTGTTAAGTGAAAAATTAATTGATCCTGACCGTGATATCTACAGTGTGGGATTTGCAAACCCGTACAATCTTGACGCTTACGGATCAGTTGGCGCATTTATTGAAGGTAGATTTGATCTAAACGACGAAATAAAAAAATATCCTCCACAAATAGCTACACATCCAGATAATTTTCCCAATGATTATACCATCGAACATCCTGCCTGGCATACAGCAATTGCTGTGGTAACAGAAACACATCCGGGTGAAAACACTCTAATCAGTGAAAAAACAGCCAAAGCCATAATTAGTAAAAGTTGTTTTAGCATTTACATGTCCGAAGCAGGCTATCGTGTTTTGGAAGAATTGGGATTTGAACCACGATTTTTTGCCGATCATGCCAGCGAGACCAATATTGAACCTATTAAACAAATTTGTCAACAGTTTGATACTGAGTCGGTAGCTATGGATTATCGTCAAAGTCAAATATACAAAATCAATCATAATTTTGAATGGTTCAGCAAAGGACCGGAGTTTGGACCTTGGTACACCAAGTACCAACCAAAATTACAGAGAGAACTCGCCTGTCTTTAAATACAGTATGAGTAATTTCTATTGTGCTGCTCCGTGGCGTGGCCTACATATCAATCCCCGAGGCGATGTAAAAACCTGCTGTGCTGGCAACCCTAACATGCTAGGCAACCTCAATACCCAAACCATTGAACAAATCCTTAACAGTAATCTCATGACAGAGATACGTACTAGTCTGGCCCAGGGAGAACCGCATGAGTATTGTTCTAACTGTGTGCGAGCCGAACGCTTTGGTGCAGACTCAGAACGCCAATGGCACAACAATGTAAATCCCAACTTTGATTATGCCACAGCCGGAGACCAGTATCACTATCCTGTGATTGTGGATGTGCGCTGGAACACCACCTGCAATTTAAGTTGCAACTACTGCGGCGAATCATGCAGTTCAAAATGGGCCAGCATCAAAGGCATTCCATTTAAGAGTGGTGCAAGGCCTTACTATGATTCAGTATGCGACTTCATTGAACAACATTATGAACACATACACGAAGTGGCCTTAGTAGGTGGTGAACCCTTGTTGCTGCCAGAAAATAATCGACTGCTAGATGTCATACCCAAGGATGCCATAGTCACACTGATCACAAACTTAAATGTGGATCTAGAATCAAATAAAATATTTCAAAAGTTATCAACACGCAATCGAGTTGGCTGGTCAATGAGTTTTGACAACACCGGTGAGCGAGTGGAGTATGTGCGACACGGTGCCACATGGTCATTGATCAAAGAAAACTTGAGTAAGATCAAACATCTCATGACCACACAAGGTCAATGGGGAGGTATACATGCAGTATACAACATTTATAACGCCACACGCATCTGTGAGTTACGACAGTTTGCCGAAGATACTGGAACTACAGTGCTGTGGCAAAACTTGTTTCAGCCTGAATATCTTGATCCATTCTTGCACGGCGCAGGTGTTGCACAGGAAGCCATTGCAGAAATTGAACGTTTCTATGAGATGAACATTGCCACTCCTGCTGAACAACAGTTCTTTGACACAGCATTGGCTACCTATCGTGGCAGATTGAGTGAGAGCAAAATCAGCAAAATTGACACAGACTTCTGGCGTCACATACATGACAACGAGACCAAGTACCATCCAGACAAAGATGGAGAGTTTCAACGCCTATGGCCAGAACTGGCATTCCTATGCAAATAACGCCAGTTGATCAAGACAATAATTTATTCTTTGTTAAAGATGTGTTTCCACAAACTTTGGTGGACAAAATAATTTCTACTGACTGGATGACGCTACCGTGGCAACGTCAAGAAGGACAAGAATATTGGCCTCGTAGACGCATAGATAATTCAGCATTGATGTGGAATCATGAATGGGACCAAAGTTGTCAACAACTTTGGCCTGTATTAGAACAATCCATTGGATATAGAATGTTAAACTACCAAGGCACTGCCTGGTGGCTGGACGAACCAGGATTTACTTGTGCCATGCACACTGATGGTGAAATGCCTGGTGCCATGCAAATGACCTGGATTGGTGATATTAATTTAGGCACTTCTTTCTATCATTATAAAAACTCAAACTCACTACGTCACCAGTTTGTGGTTAACCCAAACACAGGATATATTATGATCAATCGACTACAGCCCGAAGGATACAGAAAACTACAATGGCACGCAATGTTAAACCCAGTGCCTACCACTCAATTCCGGATAAGCAGCTATAGTTGGATAACTACAAGATGATTGGTCTAAAAAGTAATTTAGAAACGGTGCTGGTTAAAGCGCCACACAGGGTTGAAACATATACTGAGCAAGAACTCACAGAGTTTGCAATGTGTGCTGACCCTGTTACAGGCCCGCTGTATTTTATGGATAACTTTTTCTTCATCCAGCATCCCACACGCGGCAAGATGCTGTATCATCCGTTTGATTATCAAAAGCGCCTGATCCATACCTACCACAATTACAGATATTCAATATCACTCATGCCTCGACAAACAGGCAAGTCAACGTCAGCTGCAGGATATCTGCTGTGGTATGCTCAGTTTGTGCCAGATAGTACCATTCTTATTGCCGCACACAAATACACAGGCGCACAGGAGATCATGCAACGCATACGCTATGCCTATGAACTGTGTCCCAATCATATACGAGCAGGTGCTACTAGCTACAACAAAGGCTCGATAGAGTTTGAAAATGGCTCACGCATTGTGAGTCAAACCACAACAGAAACAACCGGCCGGGGTATGAGTATATCCTTGTTGTACGCTGACGAATTTGCATTTGTGCGACCTACTATTGCCAAAGAGTTTTGGACTTCAATTAGCCCTACTTTGGCAACTGGTGGTAAAGCAATTATCACATCAACTCCCAACTCAGACGAAGATCAGTTTGCGTTCTTGTGGAAAGGTGCCAACAAATGTGAAGATGAGCACGGCAATACCACAGAACTAGGCATTAATGGATTCCGTGCATTTAGATCATACTGGCGTGAACATCCTGAACGTGGAGATGCCTGGGGTTCTGAACAACTAGCCCAACTAGGTGAAGAACGTTTTCGCAGAGAAATGGATTGTGAATTTGTTATCAATGACGAAACACTAATAGCACCTATCAAGCTGATGGATTTAGAAGGTGCAGAACCCATACATAGATCTGGACAGGTACGATGGTATAAAACTCCTGTCAAAGATGGCATGTATGTTGTGGCGCTAGACCCCAGTTTGGGCACAGGTGGCGATCCTGCTGCCATACAGGTGTTTGACGCTAGAACTACAGATCAGATTGCTGAATGGCGCCATAACAAAACTGACATTCCTACACAAATTAGAATTCTTGCGGATATTATAAAGGAACTGCATGCCGTAGTTCAAGATGAAAAAAGCATCTACTTCTCAGTGGAAAACAACACCATTGGCGAAGCTGCCTTGATCAGCATAGCAGAATATGGCGAAGACAACATTCCAGGATATTTCCTCAGCGATAACTCAGTAACAGGCACCACAGGGCGCAGATTCCGCAAGGGTTTTAATACCACAAACAAAAGCAAAATCACAGCCTGCAACAAGTTTAAAATTCTAGTGGAATCTGGACGTATGAAAATCAACTCAAGACCCTTGGTTTCAGAACTCAAAACGTTTGTGGCCATGGGCACCAGCTATGCCGCAAAACCCGGCGAAACTGACGATTTGGTTATGGCCAGTTTGCTGGCGGTACGCATGCTGTTGTTGTTGCAGACCTATCACTCAGACTTGGACACACACCTTAAAGACCACGGAGATATGATTGTCGAGCCGTTTCCATTCATAATGATGCGCTAAATAACACACTATGGCAATTGAAAATCTTTCCCAAGATCTGGCTGACTTGTTGGCCACTAAAAACTTTGAAGTAAAGTACACAGACGGACAAGGTCAGGATTCTGCACCTGCAGAAGCCAAAACTTTTGCATTTGATTGGATTGCTAGTTCGGGCAAAAACTACGGTACAGTGGTAATTGTACTAGGCGATGAAAGCGATCTACAAATGTTTTTTGGCGACAATCTAGGAAGAACCATGGAAGATCCCCAGGACAAGCTGGATTGGCTTGGCAGCGAGCGGCACTTGGGATTCTTGGAAGAAATCTCAAAATTTGCTACCAGCCATGGCCTGGGCACATTCAGTCCCAAAGACATCAATCAACTCAAGCATACCATGCAAGGTATGGCAGCTATCAAAGAAGGTTTGTTTGAAGGCTACTATGGCACACGCAAGATCAGCTATGTGGGTGAGCAAACTGAAGCCAGAATGGTAATCAAACACAACCGAATGATTGGCGAAGATGACAAACGCTATCGCTATGTGGAAAGTTTGTTTATTGAAACTGTAGATGGCGAACGGTTCAAACTGCCATTTGTGAAACTGTCGGGTGGCCGAGCCATGTTGGAACATGTGAAACAAGGCGGCAGACCATACGACATTCGTGGCCAGCATATCAACGAGATTGTGACAGAAATGGCTGTGTTAAGCAGATTTAATCGAGCCAGTCAACAGCGAGTGTTTGAAGGCATCACACAAGAACTGGTAGAAACAGCTCATCACTACTATTCGGAACTGCGCGGAAATCTACAGCACATGGCCACAGGCCGCGGATACAATCAATATTTTGAATCATGGACGCCGGCAGACATTGGAGATGAAACTGCGTTAGTAGAAGATCTCAAGACCATGTTTATTGAACAAACATTAGATGCTAGAATAGAGGCAGCATTGCCCACTCTGGCCAAAATACAACAACGAGGAACCGCTATGAAAGAAGCACAAATTTTTGAAAACTGGGTAAACGGTATTATGGAAGGCACATGGGCCTTGCCAGACACACCAGAAGCACAGGCCAAACTGAATGAACTCATGAGTCAAGAACTCATTGTTGGTCCAGATGCTACCAATGCCAAAGAACAACTGTATGATGTGATAGGCGATGATAAATTGTTTGACATTCTTGGTGATTTGGCTGAACAAGATCCTCGTGCTAACTGTTGGGACGACACAGATGTGCAAGCTAGACTGCAAGAACTTGGTATTCAACTGAATACTACACCTGATGCTGATGAACAACAACCAGTGGCACCTGCTGCTGGTCAACAAGCACCGGGCATGGCTCCTGAACAAGGCATGGCAGAAGATCAGTTGGATGAATTGAGTCCCGGCACACTCAGCAACTATGTAAACCGAGCAGTAGATGATGTGGCTGATCGCAGTCATGGTACTGGATTTCAGAAAGGTGCTAGAGTTGCATTTAATGCAGTGGCCGGCGGACTTCCAAAACCAGGTAGATTTGAAAAAGATCCTAAGATTGCCAATCGCAAAGTTGGTATCAGCCGTGCTATAGGTAGAATGGAAGAAAACACAGAACTCAATGCCATGCTAAAATATGCTGGCGTGCCACTTCGAGAAAGTGTGCTCACAGACTCCACTGGTCACACCCTAGAACACATCCTGCAACGTTTCAGCAGAGAAGTTGCTGACTTTGAAGCCGGTGCCGAATTAGACAACGACTTGTTTGATGCGCTGTATGACTATTACTTTGACGACATGCCTTATGGAGTGAAAAAAGCTCGCACCGGTGATCCGCATGAATGGATATCAGACCGTTTGGCAGACGAGTTGGGCATTACTGAAAGCAACTCCGGTATGATCATGCCCGAAGCAGATCCAATTGCCACAGTTGAAGCCATGCCAGAATTGAGCGCACCAGTTTTGGAAGGTTCATGCAATACAACCATGGAAGGTGAGTACTGCCCAGAACACGGCCTAGCCGAATGTGGCATGTATGAAATGGGCACTGTAGCAGGCGGCATGGCTCCTGTGATTGGGGAAGCACCACAAGAGGCTTATTACGAAAGCAAATCTGATACTGCACTATTGGCAAGAATAAAATCACTAGCTTTATTAAAATAACACAATAGGCAATCATGCATGAAGTGGCGCTATTACCTGGTAGCGATCCTAATATTTTTAAATGTCAGCAATGGTTACCCATAGTTCACAATCAACAATCATCTGAACTATGGGTTGCTTTTTGGTGGCCCAATGAGAAAGAACTCAAGCGGTATATAAAATCTCATGCGATAAAAAAATTAGTTTTTTATGATATGTTTCACGCTCATCCGACGCCATCTCTTCATAGCATTGCGTTAGTTGAGTATTATCAAAAACTCATACCAACTGTGTTGTTAACAGCTTGTAAAACACCCATACCTGGCATAAAAAATGTGTTGCATTTTAATTTCTACTGGAATCGGGCCAAATCTGCATATCTTGACAAGCAGACCTCATGGAAACAATTTAATCCTGAAAATTACAATCAATGGCCTATAGAATTGGCCAGGCGTCCAGGGGCTATACTTTCTTTGTACGGCAAAAACAATTTTGAAATCAAGAAACAGTTATATCATTCAGTAAAAAACATTTCTGGTTATCATAGCGGACATACTGTCGGCGCAAGTTTACCAAGCGAATCTGGAGTAACAGACCTTGCACTGTTACAAGCAACACCGCCAGCACGGAAATATTTTGACAATACATACATATCAGCACAAATTGAGTCATTGTGCAAAGGGCCTACTGTGCTATATTCAGAAAAAACTTATGATCATTTGATACAGGGAAGATTTGTAATGAACTATGGCCCGAGGCATTTTAATAGAACTTTAGTAAATGATGGGTGGAAACTACCAGTTGGTATAGATTACAGTTGGGACGATATAGAAGATCAATATGTTGATTCACATCTGATTCATACCGAACCTAGATTTTGCGCCTATATCCGATGTTTGTTAGAGTTAGCATCCAACATGGAACGACTGCACGAGATATTCATTGCCAACGTTGATGTGTTTGCTCACAATCAAGAACAACTTCGACAAAAGCCCTATGATATTATCAGTTTAGAACAACTTGCTCATAAATACACTTGACACCAAGGCAAATAGCGCATATACTACATGGTGTATGCGCTTTATTGTTTGTGCGTCACAGGCAACAAAGATCTAATTTTAGATAGGCAACACATAGGCAACTTTTTAAGGAGAAACAAACTATGGCATCTTTAGCAGAAATCCGAGCAAGACTACAGGCAGCTGACACAAAAGGCAACTCAAACCAAGGTGGAGGCGATCGAGCAATTTATCCACACTGGAACATGGAAGAAGGTCAATCGGC